AAATGGTTGGTGAAAAGAATAAGGAATATATACCTGGAATAATATATTGAATAAAAATGTAAGGATAATAATACATTATTTTTAAAGGCACAAATACTAAGAAATATAATAATTTATCTATCATTGTTTTGGGTATCCATTTCATATTATTTGAGGTTTCGGATGTTATTAACTTTGTTCCATACAAAATAGCAGTAATAATAAAAAAGAATATCATCATACCAGCAAAAATAAAAAACCATTGTTGGTTTCCTAAAGTAGTTGCTATCATAAGCACAAGTATTGAAATAAAAAATGTAAAAAGTCCCAATTTTTTATATAACATACCATCTGGTGTTAAACCCTCCTTATTTTGTATAGTGGAATACAAAAACATAGAATATACAAGTAACGCACCAACTACACCAACATAATTTTTGTATTGATTACTTTCTATGTCAAATATACCTGTTAATACGGGTAAAAACATAACAACACCCACGGCAATGACGAAAAATATACTGTAAATTGTGTTTAATAAAGAGAAGTTTGTTCTTACGTCTGTGAAACGAAAGCTATGAGTAAAAACAGGAGATGATACAAAATAATATAATAAAAATGCGATAGAAGAAATAAAAATAAATATTCCTATAATTTTTAATATTGTATATTTTATTTCTTCGGTTGGAATGGATATATCATTCAAATTAAAATATCTGTCTAATCCGTTTATAATGAGAATACGGGCAATGAGCATAATGACTATAATAATGGTTATAACGGGCACAATATTATTTAATGAAAGAACTACATCTAAGTAACTAGATGTATCTTCTTGTGGTGGTGTAGGTGGTGTAGGTGAAGTTGGTGGAGCGGATTTTGGTTGTGGGGTGGATTTTGCTTGTGATTTTATTTTTGGTTTCTGATTAGTATTTTTTCCAGTATCATTCATATAATTATAATGATATTTATTTCTTAGTGTGAATGACGACTATAAATAATTTGATGCCGTTTTTAATCGGTGACAACCAGCACACAAAGCAACTAAATTATCTGTTTCATTTGAACCACCATTTCTCAATTCAACTTTATGGTCTATTTCATAAGTGTGGTCTAGGGTTTTGTTACAAAAATTACATTTCCATTCCTGTGAATAAGCAACATATTTCTTTTTTGTTTCACTAACACTTCGTTTCATAATATGCGTTTTATCTGTATTTGTTGGAATATTTACTGAAGGTGGTGATGGAATATTAGATTGCGATAAAATTCCAGTTCCACTTGATAATATAGAAGATGTTGTTTTATCCAAAGGTAAATATTTTATACAATTGTTTAAATTTTGTAATATATCCCGAGTATTATCTGGATTTTTTTTCATAAATACATAAAAAAGCAAAACAGCTATAGCGATTCCGATTATTTTGAAATATTTTTTATAATAATATATTTTCTTAGAATACATATTATTATGATATGTATCGTATAAAACAGCTATAGTTATAAAGAAAATCCACAATTCAATTCTCATAAATTAGGTTGTGTTTTTATTTTAACATTTCTATACAAAGTTCTGTCATTTTATCAATAGATTGTGATACATTTTTACGATATGTATCTCCATTTATCGTTTCATCAAATTCAAGACAGTATTGTTTTAGTTGTCTAGTAATAAATACAATGAGTTGGTTTATATTTGTTGTAGCATTTGTTGTAGCAGTTGTCATACGATACGTATTTCTTCTTGATTGAAGTAGATAAGATAAAACATTGCCGTAAGTTAAAATAAAACCATATGTATCAACCATTGGTAAATAATAGTCGTATGCGTATAATTCTTTTTCAAACCTTCCATTTCGTGTATATTTTATTAATATTTTAGCTAAATTTATTCTTATATAACTTGGTAAGGATATTCTCAAAATAGAAGCATCCGCTTCACCCATAATCATATATACAAAAGTATTGAAATCCTTTAGTGAATCGGGTTTAGAGTCATCCTTACCATTTTTAAAAAAAATATCATCATAATATGTATCACAAAAATGTCTAACCAATTCAACTAATCTCTGTGGATTACTTCTTAATGGACTAAGAACATCAGAATTATATCTTTTATAAAAATAATCACTAAAAAGAAGAACACCGAATGGTAAATTAAATTGTAATGGTCTGCGAGATATTTGTCTAACGGCTTCTAGACGGTCTTGTTGATTATTTTCATTATATGTAAAAGATAATCCCCAATCAATAACTTTTATCTCGTCATCTATACGTGTGAATGTTTCGTTGTATTGACATAACATATTCTCTTCTTTTATATCACCGTGTATAATTTTAGGTGTGGTTTCATATAATGGCAATACACCACCTTGAAACAAACTTCTCATTCTTTTAAAATAATCAATCGTAATACTCCGATTTATCGCAGTGGTTTGAAAACGCAATTCATTAAACATTTTAAGTAAATTTTTACCAGCATATGGAATATTTAAGGATACCATATCGGATATACTAGTAATTCCATTTTTTTCTGCTAAACGCTTACATTGAGTAATAAATTCCTCTTTATCTTCTTGGGTAGGAGATACATGACACATTGTAATTCCAGATAATACCATAAAACGAAACATATTGGTTTTACGGGAATTTGATATGATAGTAGCAAATCTGTTTAACAAATTATACTCTTCTTCGGCATCACGCTTATTCATTATTTTACTAACATAAACAGTTTTATGGGATAAACTGGTTGATGGTGTTATTTTTGTTGGTTCTATTGTTTTACATTTTAATGCTGGTTTAAACACACATCCATAACCACCAGAATCAATAACCTTTCCGCCTCTAATAACCCTCTTTGTGTTATTTTTTCGTCGTTGTCGTCGTGTTTTTCTTTTAACCTTCATTATATATTATATTATAGCAAGATGAAAAATTATGATACAGAATTATTCGTTCCACAGGTATGGGGTCCATCTTATTGGGATTTTTTTCATACATCTCTTTTTCAATATCCAGAAAATCCCACAATTGGTATCAAAAAAATATATTATAATATGATTACTCAGTTTGGGGTGTTTTTACCTGACGAAAAAATAAAATCATTTTATAATAAATTGTTGGATGCTTATCCAGTAACTCCTTATTTAGATAATAGGAAAAGTTTGGTAAAATGGGGTTGGTTTTTTCATAACAAAGTAAATGAAAAATTAAAAAAACCAAAAATATCAATAGATGATTTTTATAAACATTATTATAACGCTCATAAAAATTATACAGTAAAAATAAATATGAAGTGGTTACGTAGTATTCAAAATATAATTATTTATTTTATTATGATTAGCTTATTGATATATATATCTTATGTCATGTATACATATTCGTATCTTGTTATCTAGAAATTAATCTTGAAATTTATATAATGTATTGTATAGACCAAATATCCGAGTATCAATTATATCGGCAATTGTAGTATCCTGTATTTTTGTTGTTGAAAATGTAGAGCTCTTTGTTGTTTTCATTATCATTGTTTGTTTGTTTATAGCATAAACAAGTTTATTAACACTTACGAAGAAATTATCTTGTTTATCAATCACTCTAGTCTCTGACAAATTCACAGAACTTATAATTTGAGTGGAATCTTCATTATAAAATAGTGATTTTATTTCTGAAGCTTCTTTTGCGTTATCTGGTTCAGATAATTTCAAATTTTCTTCTAATTGTGATATATTTGGACCTCTCAATAATGTAGTTTTCTTAGAAATAAATCCATTAATATCTCCAGTTAATATTCCAGCAGATTGTTTTAATTTATTAAATTGAAATTGTAAATCTCTGTTTTTACAACCCAAATATTCATAAATATTACCCGAATTTAATTTTTCTTTGGTTTCCTTACTTCCTGACATTTTTTTTACCTTTACTTGAACTTGTACGTTGTATGATAATTTCTTAGTATCTGGTTCATTTGATTTATTCTCTTTGCCTTTTGAATCGGGAGATTTATCCACTTCTTTTTCTTTTTCCTTTTCTTTTGTTGTTTGAGGCATTATATTTTTTAAATCACTCTCATTTGGAGATAATATATCTATGAATGTTTCTAATTCCGATGTTAGTTGACAAACATCTACATTTGTCAAAATAATTTGAGTAATGTAATATCTCATTAGGGTATAAGAACCAAGAATGAGTTCATTTGTAGCAAAAAGAGTTTGTATATCTATTAATGTGACAGTTCCATTCGTTTTAATTAATTCTTGAATTTGAAAAATACAATTAAATTTGAACCAATTTACAATACAAGAGAATAAATTAATATTTTTATTATCATCTAAGAAAGATAAAAACTGATTGTTTATAACACCTCCTTTTAGTGGGACTTGTTTATAGTATATGTATTTTCCAGTATATTGATAAATTAAAAAAATATATTGTAATACTTTTAATGAAAATAGTATTTCAAACTGGGTCCATACATTATCATAAACAAATGTAGTGAATAAACGACAATAAGTATATGTATTTGATTTATCCATATCCCATAAAGTATCATCAATCCATCTTTCAATTACAGGTTTTGAATAATACGTTTCTGTTAAATTATATTTTATAAAAGAACGAATATTTTTTTCAAATTCACTAAAAACTCTTTCTATATTCTCATCACTTATCCATAATTTACTAAGAGTTTCATTAGAAAGGTCAAATGTTTCATACGAAGTATTATCTTTAATCTCCATCATATGTGCCGCTATTTTATCTAACCTTTCTAATACTGTTTTTATGATATTAGAAAAAGATTGAATAATAGATGTATATTCATTGACAATCAAACTACCACATTGGAGAGAGCTAAAAAAGTCATTATATTTAGATGGATCTGGGTAATACAATGGAGATAAATAATTTTCTATATATTGAATACCTTTGTATTTTGTATCTTCACTTCCAATCAAATCCACTATATGTCTGACAATAGATAGTAATACTGGAGGAGCTTGAGGACCTTCACTCGTTGATGGAGTAGATGTTATAGTTGGATATAATTCGCTATCAAATGAAAAATAAAAAAAACAAGATGAATGTATTCTATTTATTAATTTTCGTGTAAGATTTCCAATAACAATGAGTTGATACAATATACTTTCTACAAATTTATTTATATATTCATTGAGTGTGATTGATTTCGTGGATATATTTACCAATTTATTTTTTTCATCAGCTGATAATCCGACAGTTTTTATAGTAAGTGTATTTTTATTTACTAATTTTTTTATATCATTCAACATAGCATTTCTTTCATTTAACACTGTTAAATAATTTCCGTATAATTTTGTTATCTCTTTACCAGACATACTTGGATAAAATAATTCAATTAAATCATCATAAAATTCTAGAAGGTTTTTGTAGCATGTTTGAATACTAACCATATTTTCAGGTGGTTTGTTTAGTAAATATTCTGGTTGTAATGATAATAAATTTTCTTTTGGTCCCAATAACTTCCATTGGTGGTCCCAATTGTAATCGGTTATTACCATTTCTTCTCCATTTATTTTCAAAGTATAATTTGGTAACAATAAAGATAAGGTGGTTTCTATATTACCTGAAACATTTGGCGTAACTTGTTGTATTGTTTGTAATCTTTTACCAGATTTGTTTTGTTTGTTAAATTTTGTAAATTCAGAAAAACTATAAAGAGTATCTACATAACATTCTTTATTTGATTTACAATATTGTTTTGTAAAAGATGATTTTGTTTTTGTAAAATCATAACGTGGATTAATTTGTAATTCGTTCGAAGAACTACTATAAGGTGGAAACATATCTCGTTTCAATAATACACCATTCAGTTGAATTTGAGAATAAGAAGGAGTGGTTAAATAAACGTTTAATACATTTGGAATATAATTTTCAGTAATAGCTGATAATTTACTTGTTTGAGACTTTGACCCAGTATTGGATAAATTACTTTTTAATGCTTCAGATATTTTATTCATAAAGGTTAGCAATGTCGCACTCATCTGAACTGGAATTACAATACTTTCAACTGGTATTGGATTAAATTTCAAATGAGTTTGTCCGTTAAGGTATATAAAACGTAAAGTTGTGTTTGAAGATTGAAAAGATATAATTTGTTTTTCAACATCTATTGTGTATAGGATAATTGATTTCAATTTATCACGAACTTCATCTGAATATGGAACTGGTGTAAAATAAGTAGTTAGATTAGAATTATCTCTTCTAAGTTTAGTTATAAATTCCCGATAATAGTCTTGAACTTTTACATTATCTGGTTCAGTATTTAACATATATATCCCTGTAATTATCAACTCGGGTAAATAACTATTTTTATTTTTACCTTGTATTCCAGTTGATACTAACTTAAACCGAATACATATTTGTGGCGAGGGTGTCCCTGGCACTCTCAGTGTGATAATAGATGTGATTACCCCTAAATTCATAAATATACAATAAGTTCTATCTACGTCTAATTCTAAATCACGTGTTACCTCTTTTACTTGTATTGTATTATCAAGAGAACCATCTTCTGGAAGAAGAAATAAATCTACATTACTTGTTCCCCCCTTATCTTTTGTTTTAAAAAATTCCGAAAATACTTTTGAGGTGTAGTAATATACAAAAAAGTATATAATATATGGTTGTGATGTATCTACGATATTTCCACCCAAACTAGGTGTCAATCCATAAGTAATTAAATTATTTATAATGGTTGAACTCAATTCAAATTTTACTTGTGTATAATAAACTGTTCTACTTGCTTCAATTTGTAAATAATTCACAAGAGTATTCATTAAGTTTAACGTGTTTGTCATAATTGTGCTATCTAAACTACCTCCTGTCATTTTGCGAAGATTTTTCTTAGAATGTTTTGATTTGGATTTGTATAATCTTTTCTTTATCGTTTTCATTACAATATGACAATAATTAATTTGAAGGTATATTCTTTATTTTCAATTTTGTAATGAAGAGAAGAAACTAATATATTGTGATTTTTGTTCCTGCGATAATCTATTCTTTTTGTATTTTTCTACAATTTCTACAGCTCGCTTATATTCTTCTTCTGTAACTATTTCATCATTTGGTGGCAAAGTGTGTAAAATTCTATAACAATGTGGCACAACACAATATTCACTTTCTTCATTAAAAATAAATTCCGATAAAATCGTAAATCCTGCTGTTAGTAATATAGACGTAACAATACAACGAGTTCCTAAAAAGCACATACTAAATACCAAAACTTGTTTACTAATAGTAAGTTTCATATATTCTTCCATTGATTTACTCGTTTGTATCGTAATATATTTTGAACCAATGTTTAACAAAATCATCATCAATCCTATAAAAAATTTATTTGTATTTACTGGGTCAAAAAAAGATTTACTTGTTAAGTTAGATGGAGGAGTAAAATTCATACCTTAATTATACTATATACGAATACATTTTTTGTTATCTATTTAATTCCCTTCTTTTTATTTCAATACAATCTAAGAAATTTTAAAACTTTGGTGGCTCTATGAACTGCGTTTTTGTAGCTACCATAAATAGAATTTCTCATAAATCTAGCATTTGAATTATATGTTCTACGTATAGTTGGAGTGAAGCTTTCTTCTACAAGTTGATTATGAATTAATATATATACTAAGAAAATGGCAATTATATACAACAACATAAAATAAACCCAATAATATTTTCGGTCCATCTTTTTCTTATATATAATTAAATATTACAAAAAATATTAACACTCTTATAACGATGTATAACTTGTGCCCTTATCATATGGGTCAATAGTAGATGTAGATTTAAATAATGATTTGTCGGCACCCAATCCAGGTTTTGATTTTACAGATTTTTCGGCAGTAAAATAATCTATTTTATTACTTTTTTTATGTAATTTGTTATGAGTAACATCGCCTGTTTGGGGTTTATTAATTGATTGAAAATTTTCTGTTCTATCCATTTCATTGTTATAATCATATTCCATAACAACTATAAAAAGAATAGCAGTCATTATACCCAAATATAAACTTACAGTAGATAACCAACAAATAAGCAATATTCCTATTATTTTTATGGAAGTTCTTACCAAGCACATGTTATTTTGATACTTTTTCCAAATTTCTTCTAATGTATCCCCTCGTTGTTGTTTTTGAATGATTATACTTGTAAAGAAAATTATAAAAAGTATAATGAAAATATTTATCACTAAATCAAACATATAATTAGCCAAGTTTTTTTTATTTCACTAATATATTATTAAGATGTCAATAATTAGCGATTATAGTTTTAACAATATTGACAGAATAGGAAACGATATGACTTGCCAAGACCAAAAAACGATACAAAATAGTTTATACGCATCTCACTTATTACAAAATTATCATAAAAATGATGGATTAATGAATACACAGGTAAGGTTTGCTACTCAACAACCTTGTGTTTTTTATAATGGAACTTATTCAACAAGTCCTGGAGGAGTGAATGTGGATGATAGCTCTAAATTATTAATTGGTTCTTTACAAACTCATCCAAAATGCCATATATCATTACATCAACGTTTATTTGCTACAGTTCCTTATTTGGGAAGAGGTTCTGTATGTAGTAATATAGAATCGCAAATAATGCAAGGTGAAATGATACCAAATAAAAAGAGTGTTAACAATGTTACCGAAAAATCTTACCTAAATTATCATATGACGCCGTTACTCCCTCATATTCAATCTTCAATGAATAACGAAGAATCTGTTAATCCTAATATTGTTCGTGGTGGTATTACTACACGCGATATGAATAAAGACGTTCAATTTTACAAACCAACAATCTAATACTCAAAAGGACGATTATTTTTTGAAACAATTAATTTTTCTGGAATATAAGTAGGCTTACTAGGGAAAATATTTACTTGTTCTAGCTTCTTTATTTCAGGTGTTAAACAAGGAAATTCTGGTTTTGTTAAATTAGTTAAATCAATACCAAATAAGAATGATTCAATGTTTATGTTATTATAGGATAATTGCGAAGAATTTATTTGTCCTTGTAATAATCCATTGCCAGGAATACCTGTATGATAAGCATTACCACCAGATGATTGTGGATATAAACTCCATCTTGATTGATTAGCATATTGATTTTGTTCCATACAATAATTACCAGGCGTATTTATATTTCTAGTACTAGCCATATAAATACTCAAACATTTTCTTTTTTACATTTTTTCTATTTCTTCATTCATCAATTCAATCAAATGTTCTGGAACTTCATTATCAACTAAGAAATGTTTAATTAATTCGTGTGTTACGTGAAAAAGAGGATATGAAAATAAATAAATAAATACTATATCTTTATCATCAAAATTTATTTTCTTAACCAAATTTTCCAATAACAATTGAAACCATTCTTCGTGAATTAATATATCATACAGGAGTGTTTGTTGTTCGCTAACAATTTTGACATTATATTCATTCAAATAAAATGCTTCTAAGAAATTCTCTTGATATACAACTTCACTCATAGCATTTTCCGTAATATCCGAACCATTCATAAATAATCTATACTTTATTATCAAATCTGTGTTATAATTCATTTATAAGTTATATTTGATATTCTTTAATTCATCTTCTATACTTTCTAGATTTCATATGTTTTCTTGATTTTTTCATACGACGGGTTTTGCGAATTTTGCGAGTTCTATGTTTTCCACCCTGTTGTGTGGCTATTCCTTGCGTCGCAATTGATGGACCCGAGTCTAATCCTATGATTGCCTCATCCTGTGCCGTGACTAATTCTCCATATCCTCCGTGAAAATTTTGTCTGAACATCATATTCCCTCCACCACCGCCCCCACCCTGAGGTCGTGGTAATGCGTTTAATTTCATTCTTGCTGCGTCTAATTCTTGATCTATTCCTTCTTTCTCAGCAGTTAATTTTGATATGGTCTTTTCTAATGTTGCTCTGTCATCATTTACTGGAGTTGCTACCGCATTTGTTAGTAGCGGCGTTGATGGGGTTGTTGGTGTTGTCGTTGATGGTGATGGTGTCGTTGATGGTGGTGGTGTTTGATTACTGGAACCAAAAAAACCGTCAAAAATTCCACCACCTTTTTGACTATAACGACGGCATTTTTTACAAGAACATCTTTTGGAACCTCCACCACTTTGTTTATTACAACCACAACCTGACATTTATTATAATATGTATTATACGCATAAAATAATTAATTCATATATAGTAAATGAAAAAAAACAATAATAGGGAAGGAGAAAAAACACAATATTGTAAGGATGTATGTCATAATCAGATAGTTCCTAAAAATAATGTAAATAGTCCATTTTTTTCAAACCTGTCAATATATTCGCGAAATTCTGAAAGATTGGCTTCATTTGCTCCACGATTTGTTTCTGGATTAACTATATTTGGAAATATAGGAGAAGGTCCTATTCGTTATATACCACCACAAGAATATACACAAGACATTAAAAATGGTATTATACCAAATGAAAAATTAAAACAACATTACGTGATACAGAGTCTTCGTGTAAATTTATTGAGACAGTGATAGAAATAAAATAAACTCTTTTCTTAGTATATAACATAATTATGAGGTCCATTTTCAATCGTAACAATGACGGAACTTACACAATCAAGGGGAAAAAATATGAAATAATAACTGGAACCAGAGCCCAAGTATGGCACGGAACTGCGTATGAAACGACAGGTCAGTTAACAAAAGATGATTTAGTAATGAATAAACACGGAAGAATAGTAAGTAAGGATAAATTCAATACATCTCGCAAAGAAATGCGATTGGTGAAACACGGTTATGGAGCCAAAAAGGGTAGATTTGGTTATGTTAAATTAAATAGTTCTCGTAAATCAGGAAAAACAAGAAAATATAGAAAATAAGGTTAAAGATTATATGAAAATAATTTTCAAAAATGAACGAAGAAGACGTTGTATTTATGTTTAAAACAGTTCAAATAACCCCTTTTAGAACTTTAATGTCAGCATTAAAGGATATTTTACTTGAAACAAATATTATATTTCAAACAGATGGTATGAAAGTTATTAATATGGATAAATCTCATACTATCTTAGTTCATTTACATTTACAAAATACAAATTTTGAAGAATATTTTTGTAAGCACGAAAAAATTATTATAGGTGTAAACATGCTTCATTTATTCAAATTAATTAATTCAATTGATAATGATGATACATTAACTATGTATATTGAAAAAGATGATTATAATGATGGTGTCGTATCTCATTTGGGTTTAAAGTTTGAAAATGGTGATATTAAACAAATTAAAATACAAAAATTAAGATTAATTGAACCTGATGCGGATGATTTACAATATCCCGATGTAACATTTTCTTCTATTATCAATTTACCTTCTCAAGATTTTCAAAAAATTATAAGAGATTTATCTTGTATATCTGATAAATTGGAAATTAGTTCTGTAGGAAATGAATTAATTTTTAAATGTCAAGGTCAATTTGCTTCCGCTGAAATAAAAAGATTACAAAGTGAGGGTTCAATGGATTTTGTATTGAAACAAGATTCAAGTAAAATAATTACAGGAGAATTTTCTTTAAAGAATTTATCCTATTTTATCAAATGTACTAATTTATGTCCTCAAATTGAATTATATTTAGAAAATGATTTACCTTTAGTTGTAAAATATAATGTCGCTGCTTTAGGAACTATCCGACTTTGTTTAGCGCATATTCCCAACACAAATATGTAAAATATAATTGTATCAATATTTTCCAATACATATATGATAACAAATTACTTTCTTAAATATATAAAGTAATTTGTAAAAGACAGCTCTTTGGAGCGCCTGAGCGCTCCTACGGATAAACCTTACAATACCCTTCTTTTTTTATGCCGTCGCGTATATCGGCGTTTTATTTTTATTGTTTTTCGTTTTTTTATTGAACGTTTTCGTTTCATTTTTCCACCCTTTATACCAGACTCTTCTGTTTGATAAAACCCACTATTAATACATCTCATTTTTGTGTATAAGAAAATAAGTAATAATTCTAATTTAAGATAATCAATATCAAAGAATAATTCTCGTGATGTAGTAATTACGGCTAACATTTCGGATATAATCATTGGATTTGTTATCGATGTTTGAAGTAATAGACTTGATATATTTATACAATGTTTGTAATAGTTTGGAAACATAATAATTTGAAATTTACCACCGATTATAATACCATCTTTTGTAAGAAAAACGGATTTCAAATATTCTATAACATCTTCACTACCATCGGGAGGATTACTAAAAAAATACTTTTGTAATGTTAAAATAGTTTGTTGTATAACGACCTCATTATCCGAACCATTAGTTAATATATTTATCATAGTATTGAATTCTATTATATCTACTTCCACTTTAGTCATTATGCTTTGTATAGGATAATCACCATCCGCCCAGGAAGAATACACACAGATACGGTGAGTTGTTGGATCTGGATTTTCTTTATTTATTACAACAAATGAAAACCAATGAATAATTCCACTAGGAATTCCATCACCTGCCCCAGATATAGATATACCCGCAATGATTGGTATCATACTATTAACAAAACTACAACCACCAGCTGGTTCATTGTAATTTCTTGAAAAAAGTGATGAAATATCCTCAATAATCACACTTCTATCTAATTCTGCTCTTGAAACGCTTGTTATATATGCTAATCCATTACGAGTATCATTATTCGCATTGGGCATAGACATAATAAATTCTCCCAATCTATTACCAATTGTTTGTCCTAACATTTCCAATGATGGGGGATTTGACATAATTTGTGTGCTGTTTGTAGTCATTATTTCCCACATCATTTTTTCAACTATTAACCATAATTTTATTAATTGTGTTTTACTTGATACTCCAATATTTACAGAAAATAATCGCAACATTGTAAAAAATAAAATAATAATTTTACTTGATAAATAACAAGTGGTTGAATACCACAAAACCCCAACGCTTTTTGTATTACGTCGTGTCGCCCGACAAGTTAAAATATTATTTATTCTAGATTTTAATATAAAATCATCAAGTAATTGGATTGTATCATTATCTTTCATACAACGAATATATTCAATCGCATCTTTTTTGTTTAAAAGTGTATAGTCGTGAGACATACAATGAGTAAGTATTCGTGTAGGAACTGTAGAAACGTCCAAATCATCTTCATCTTCACCCCCATCCCCATCCCCGTGTTCCAATTTAATTTTTTTATGGCGACTTTCAGACATATTTTATGATAATATATATTATACGAAGATGAATAATAATTATAATTATAAAATGAATAATACTTCATTTTATAACAAAAAAATAGGAAGACCACTATGTGGAGTGAATAATTTCAGTAAAGTAACAGTTCTAAATGTAAAAGTTGATAATGTTGCTGAAAGTTCAATGAATTGTGACGAATGTTATTGTTCTTTGGATACAACAATTGACCCAACGACTGGTAACGTAGTTCAAAATATTTGTAGAAGAGAAAGTGGAAGTATTTATACGGATGCTGGATTATATATTATTACAGTATGGAAAAATAACGGAACCACTGTTCCTACAGAATCAGCTAGATATTATTAAATATTTCTTATCCATTAACATAATTAATCATACTTGATTCAATATGCTTTTTATCATATACAGAAACCAATGAAGTATCGTCCATTGTGCTATAAGAAAGAATTACTTTATCAGCATCAATAATTAGTCCAAGAGTATATTGGATTCTACTTTCACTATATTTGAATAATGGAGTTGATTTCAATAATTTTAATGTAGTAGCATCAAGAACAATAATGATATCATAATAATGACGATGATATCCCCCATCTCCTTCATGAGATACAATATGTCCCACAAACCATATTTCATTTTCGTATTGAACACCACAAGTAGAACTACGGACGTGATTAAACAATGGTGGTAGTTGTTGTTCGAAAACAACAATCAATTCATTATCCTCATTTACATTACATACTTTAAAAGGAGACCAAGAATAGAGAATTCTTGTTTTATTTCTATGATTAAAATAAACCCAATTTTTTTCACATCCAGTTTCCTTAAATGTTTGGCGAATATTAACAGGTCGTGTATATGTTTTAGTAAGATAATCAAAAGAACCTTGTGATATACCTACATCATGAACGTTATGCGTGGAAGTTCCAATAGAAAGTATTTTATTTTCTTTTTCAGAGTAAAACAATCGTATATCTTCTACGCCAATTAATTTCTTAGAATGTTCTACTATCAAAGGAGTAATATGTGAAGAAACTACATCAAATTCATTATCCAATATAAGAACTTGATTTTGAGTTACAGTTGGTCTCACGTCCTCATTATAATTTTCAGGCAATTCAATGACATATCCATTATCTTTGAGCGAGTAATTATGATATCTAACATTTAACAAATATCCATCGTCATAAGGATTACTAATAATAGAACAAGTAGATGATTTAAAATTGAATAAATATTTTTGTGAATTCACTTGAATATTACAAGCTAATTTGGATGTATAGTTTCTTGTATGTAATGGGGTATAAATATTTGGGTAAAATTTCAGATTTGATAAAACACTTTGTATGATAGATTGACTAGCAGATGATTGTAAAATAGTTAATACAGGAACATTTACATTTTTATTTCCATTATAGTAAGATAGAATAACAATTTCATAATCAATCAAGTGAGTATATATATCATTTTCCATAAATAAATAAGAATTACGAATATTATTATCTTTATGGCTCATAAAAATATCTTTGATAAGTTTCAAATATGTATATGCGAGTTTTTGTTTTCCAGCTATGCGATAATAATTAATAATTTTATATATATTTTCTAGACGTTCAGGAAGAACCGAAAATCCTTCCATCCAATACATAATTGCTTTTTGTATTTCATCCTTTCTTTTATAAATTTCTCCTAAACGATAAAAAGAATACCAAATTTCTTGGTCCCATCCTCCAATTTCAATTCTTTTTAAATAACAAGGAATAGCTTCATCAAGTTGATTTGAATCAAAATATGTATTTGCTAAATAAAAGTAGGAGCGTGGATTATTTTCATTCTTTTCTAGATCACCTTTTAATAAACGAATATCTCTAGCAACCTTATCACTTTTTGATCCACCATCTCCTACATCTGTAATAAAAAGTTTATCCTTGTCAAGTATAACGTGAACTTGATTAGGGCGACAGTCAATATATTCGTGTGTAACGCCAACATATTTAGCAGTATCATCATTTTTGATAATACGAACATTAGGGTAATGAAACGAATTATTTCCTTGTAAAATTGAATACATATGATTATCCTTTAATTCTTCTTTGTTGAAATTGCGAACATTTAACACCATATCAGCATCTATGAATATAATATAATCACTCATACCAGAACAAGCTTTTAAGGCGACATTCCGATTATGTTCAAAATTAACAAATGGTTCAGTAATAATAGTTCCATGAATATGTCTTTCATCAAAAAACCCTTTTATTAATTCTATGGTATTATCGGTAGAACCAGTATCGCAAATACAATATGTATCTACAATTGATTCAACTGATTGAAGCATTCTAAGAATAACAGCACTCTCATTTTTTACGATTGAATTTAAACAAATACTCGGCATTACTCAATCATTATAATTGTTTTTATGCTAAAATTTCAAATAAATATAATAAAAAAATAATATAATATGGCTAATACAAGATTTAATTATGATGACTGTAGAACAATAAAAAGACTACAAGAATCAACAGACCCATCTAGGTATATATTAGATACACCAGGTCCAGGATCAAGACCACCTTTTATGTTAGATCCACAAATTGTTCCTCAAAAATGGGCGGCTAATTTATACACAAATTCAACAGAATTAGAAAGTGAATTATTAGGTATTAACCGCATTCTTACAAATTGCGACCTTTCAAAAAGAAAACCAAGTAATTGTACGTCACAACCTATAAATTATCCCGTAAATAAAGATGAAATAACGGAAAGTTCTAGACTTGTATTACCTGCCTTTTTGTTTCGTAGCTTACCACAAAATTTACCTCAATATTTACCTCTTAATCCTCAAGAAAATGTATGCTTACCTTTTGAAAACAATTTATCAACAAGAATATTAGAAAAAGATTATTTTATCCGAAGGGAGAAAGTAGAATATGTAAAAAGAGATAGTGGTGATTATTTAGTTGCTTCTTCTGGATATAATACACACCCTCAGTCAAATAGCGAATATACATTTCCATATCAAAAAATATAGGAATGGTGAAGAAAACAATTATAAATAATATATAAAATAAAATACTTGTATTATATATTATCTAAAAATGGAATTAGCAATACCCTTTATTGCTTTAAGTGGATTATATATAATTAACCGTCAGCAAGAAAAACGCGAGGGATTAAAACGTAGTATTATAACGGAAAATTTTTCAAATCAATCATTACCCAATGTTTCACCTATAGCTCCCAATTATCCCAGATTAAATACCGCCAATTCTAATAACCCACCTTTAGAAAATAATTTAAATTATTACGATACACCAAACCCAGCAACAGATACATATCTAAATCAATCTCTTTATGAAAAAAAAGAAAATATGGGAATAAGTGTGGGTATGAATATAAAGGATGTATATAGTTTGACGGGGGATTATATGAAATCCAATGAATTCAAACATAATAATATGGTTCCATTTTATGGAGCTAAAATAAAGGGACAAATGTATAATGAAGCTACCGAATCACAATTAGATAATATGGTTGGAGTTGGTTCCCAAATTATAAGAAAAGTAGAACAGGCACCTTTATTTGAACCTAAAAGCGATATGCAGTATCCTTACGGAACTCCCGATATGACTGAATTTTTCGCATCTCGCCAAGTTCCAAGTAATGTTAATAATAATGTAAAACCATTTGAAAGTATTCATGTTGGTCCTGGATTAAATCAAGGGTTTGAATCGCAAGGAAGTGGTGGATTTAATTCAGGAATGGAACAACGAGATATGTGGATTCCTAAAACTGTTGATGAACTAAGAGTAGATACAAATCCTAAAATGTCATATATTTTAGATGGTTTAGGAGGTCCCGCCGAATCAGTTGTAAAAAATCTAGGCATTGAAGGTTTTGTTGAAAAATATAAACCAGATACTTTTTATGTAAATTCACAAGATAGGTTATTTACAACTACTGGTATAGGTCACGCAGGTCAATTATTACCCGTTCAAGCTGTTTATCAAAATAATCGCAGTAATCCAACACCATATGAAGGTATTCCTATATCAAACACGAAATCAAGTTATCATATCGGAGAATATGAAACAGCACGACGGCCTGAATTAGAAAGAACTGGAATGAATATACCTTCTCTTCAAGGTATGGGACCACTTCATGAATTAGACCATTTGAATACAATGAAAATAGAACATAACAATCGGTCTCGTTGTAATCAACCTGTAAGAATAGGAAATTCGTTTAGCAGCAGCATAAGAGCAGCAATTATTCCTTTTATGGATGTTTTGAAACCAACAAGGAAGGAAAATGTTTCGGGTGTTACTGTTTATGGTAACACAAATTCACTAACATCGGGAACTTATACAATTAATCCTTATGATGTTCCTAAAACAACAAATAAAGAAACTGTATTATTTAGTTCAACTGGTTTTGTGGGTAATCAACGTTCAGATGCTGTAAATTCATTAACAGAATATCAATTAATCCAAAACCAAAGAGATACCACATCACAAAATGGTGGATTTGGACCAATGGGTGGAGGTGGAACACGTATAGGAAGCCAAGTTTATGATTCTACTTATAATCAAACAAATAATGATAAGAAAGAATATGTTGATAACTATAAATCAACGGGTAATTTACCTTTATTTACGGGTGAGCTGAATGTATCTCATTCAAAAGATGGAAAATCAACTGAATATGTGGGTATCCCTGGAAGTGTTATTCCTATGAGTGCTTCTACAGCAACAATCGGATATTTAAAACCAGGATTACCTCACGGTTCAAGTGATATAGAAGTTCAACGAATTAATCCTGATATTCTCAAAGCATTCAGAGAAAATCCATATACATTTTCTTTGACAAATTCTGTTTAATCATCATACAATTTTATAGATAAGGGCATAAAAATACTAAGTAATTGAAATTTAATATGGAAAATATAAAAAAGAAACTTCAAACATTCTTAGATAATAGTAAAACGCCAAATATATTATTTTATGGACCTCCTGGAGGTGGTAAAAAAAGGGTATTATTTGAATTTATTGACAAGTATATTCAATTATGGGATGTAAAAAGAGATGATTATGTAATGGTTGTAAATTGTTGTATTAACAATGGAATAAAACATATCCGTGAAAATATCACTACTTTTGCTAAAAATCATATATCTATAAAAAATGGTTCTATATTTAAATTTATCGTTTTGTTATATGCTGACAAAATGACAATGGACGCCCAATCAGCTATACGCAGATGTATTGAAATATATAATCATACTACGAGATTTTTTATTATTGTTGAAACTAAGAATACATTAATGAAACCAATCTTATCAAGATTTTGTGAAATATATGTTCCTAGAACAAATACAATATATACACCATCATCAAATACAAATCTTTTAAAATCGTGGATACTTGAGTTACATTCTAAAAAGGATAAAGGAAGAGATTATGAAACGTTACTGGATGTTATGAATGTATCAAAAGATTGTTATTCTAATGGATATTCTTTGTTGGATGTATTATATTTAATAGAACAAACAACTACTTTTGATAAAATATTAACATACCATCAAAAATATGATATTTTATTATTTTTAAATAAAATAAGAATTGAATTGCGAAATGAATTGTTATTATTAAGTATAGCTATTTATTCTATTTTATATATAAAAACTGACCCAAAATCAAAAAGAGTTAATCTTGCGTTTTTTAGAGAAGAATTATCCTGTTATGGTAATATATAAAATTATTGGAATATGGATGATTTTAATATGTCATTATTATACGAAAGTAAAAATGAATGGATAGCACGATTGATTATAATGTTAACGCCTCTTATTGTTGAAGGAGTTGATTCTATATTTCAAGAAGCTTATACGTTATGTAAAAAATCCAAACAAAAAGAAAAATATCTTATGACATTTCAAAATTTATTAGTTCGGGTTCCTAAATGGAATGAAGAAATTATTGATAAGGAAAAACAAAGAATTGTAGCAAAGAGTAATTGTAATTATATGGAAGATATTATTACTTGCGTTCATATTATACAACTAAAATGTATGACTGCTATGCGTGTGGGTATGAAACAGAAAAAGATTGATATTGATGTTCCGAAATTGAATGTTTTTATTCATAAATGTTATATTAACGTAGCACGTTCTGTATATAATAATGTATATTTGTATGAAGTAAAAACCAAATCATTGGAAAAACAAAAAAATCGCAGATTGGTTGAATTGTTAGTTCAAGAATGTATTTTGAATACTATACGTTCAAATATACCAATTGAAGAAATTATTCGTTCTTATATGGATGAAACAACTGAGACAGATGTAATAGAAAAAATAGAAGAAGAAGTCGTTCAAGAAAAGATTGATTTGAAGACATTGGAAAAAGAAATGGAAGAAGTCAGACAAAACGAATTAGTTGCCGTGCCTAAATTAGAAAGTATAGTGGAACCTCAAATCGGAGGAGGTGGAGAAAATGAGGAAAATACAAATAATGAGGTAAAGGATTTAATTGAAAGTATGAAACAAGATAGTGATATTTTAAAGAACGTACAAAGTCCTCCTACTACACCTCCATCAAATTCACGCGATGACAGTTCTGTAAATGATACAGGTAGTGATTCGGATACTGATAGCATAGTATTTGATAATGATGATGAAATTTCATTATCTGGATTTGATATAGAAGAAATATAATGTCTGCGTTTCACTAAACTATGAAATAATATTATTAGAATACAAATAATATTATTCAATGAATGTATATCTTCTTGCCGCAGTTATAGCATCTATTTATTTATTTACAAAAATAATAGAATTGAATTTTGTAGAAGAAGAAAATAAAAAACCGATAAAGATATTGGTATGTGATTCGTTAATTGTTTATTTTAGTGTCGTTGCTGGTTATTTTATATACAATCAAGTAATACCTCCTTTAGAAGATGTAGATATACCCCCTGAAATTTTTACAGATGCTCCTGATTTTTAAATCTTATAATATATTATTATTATATTTATTATGGGTGATACTGAAATGAATTATGGTGAAAGTTATAATGGTGAAAGTTATAATGTTCTATCGCCCACTTCAAGAATTATATATAATTTTCACGAGCCACAATATGACGCATCTTCGGCGGAATATATAACAAAAAAAAGACCAGATGTAAATTTAAATATTACCATGACACATGGAATAGGTTCTGGGTTATATGGAGTAACAGATTATAAAGAGCGTCCAGGTTCAACTGTAAATACATTAATGTTAGAAAACCCTCTTATAATAGATAATGATATTTTGGATGGCTATTTAACCGATATATCTGTATGGATGATAGAAATTATTCAATTAACGATAAATAAAGGTAAGGATGCTAATAGATTAAAAATAGCAAAAGAAGTGAATGATAATAATTTAGAAACGAGCATTCAAACTGAGATTAATACCAAAACGTCTAGTATTAATAGTCTTAAAAGTGACGGAAAAGTAAATGATATCATTGACAAAACATATAGACTTTTTAATAACACCACCAGTGGAACTCCAAATGAAACAGAAAGATTAGCTATTAGGTCTAAATTATTTGGTGCTATAAAAGGGTTTATAAATGATTATAGTTCTGCTAAAGTGGGTGATTTTTTATTACAACCTATAAATTATTTATTACAAAAAGAAGGGTATGACGGTGAATACAATTCATCAGAAACAGGGGATACGTTTTCAAGAGGTTCTATTATGTTTTTTACTAGAAATCCTAGAAATCAGCAACGTGCTTTTGGTAGTATAAATTATTTACCATCTACAAATCGGTTAGTTTATAATGGAAGTGATACAAATGCTTCAAAACTTGAATACTTAGAAGAAAACTTGGAATATATACAGACATCTCCCGAAATAAGAGAATTTTTTTTAAAGAGGGCGTCAACTGATATTAATGAACGTAGAAAAAGTTATACTCCGCGAAGTGGTACGAAATATGTGGCCAAATTTACAGCGAACAGAAAATTGAATGATACATTGAATTCTGTATTGGCTGCTATACGTGCTAAAAAAGGGCGTTCAAAAACAAATAAAAATGTCAGGTTTGATGTCAATGACAATAAAGGGGGTGGTTCTAAGAAAAAAAGAAGATACAAAACTAAAAAACACAATAAAAAACGTATTACTAGAAAATATAAACGCTAAATATATATTTTATTTTTCACAAAAATCTTCATAGTTTTCAAATAATCTGGTTACGTCTTTAAAGTCGTGATCACGTAAACCCGCAAGAGCTTCCCGAATATCATACAATTTATTATCCATTTTATCAAGAGTATTCCATAACTTAGTTGATTGTTTAGCCATACTAGGTGTCCCATACTTGTTACAAAATATTCTTAAATTCATAAGTATCGTCATATGATTTTTTAATTTGTCCCTTAACAGTTGGGCTTCGTTATGTAGTGGGTCAAAACCTTCATCTATGGTGTTGAGATTTGCAAGAATATCATTGCGTTGACTTTCGTTCATTTTTACTTTGGGCATTTTCTTTGACATAATTCGGTATAATAATATATATTAACATAATATTATTTTGCCTCACAGTTACCCGTTTTTTTATTTCGTCGAGTTCCATTAGGACATCTTTTTCTCGTTGAATTAGCTCTCGGAGGTGTCGGAGCTTTGGGGGGAGGTGTCGGAGCTTTAGGGGGAGGTGTCGGAGCTTTGGCAGTTTTAGGACCCTTACGAGCCTTAGGACTTTTAGGAACCTTTGCGGTTTTAGGTGCTTTAGGTGCTTTAGGTGCTTTAGGGGGTTTTGGTGCTTTTGCGGTTTTAGGAGGTTTGGGAGTCTTAGGCTCTTTTTCTAGAAACGCCGTATAAGTAAGACGCATTTTATCAAAATAATTCATTGTTTCATCCCAGTAAATTTTATTAGCTATTAAGCTAGAAATACTAGTTATACTAGCCATCCCCCTGTGAATTACACCCATCTTTTTGATAAGTGGAGTGTCATTTGTATTTAAAATTAAAGTATTTGTCCTTATAATTAAGTTATATAATGTGTATAATTTACTCTGTAATTTAATTATATCTCTATGAAATGACCCCTTCATAAAAGTAGTCAATCTTGTAAGATCATTTTTGGCTAGATACTTAGCGTTTGCGTCCGCTTCGGATTTTGGTGGAGGTTTACGAGACGGAGCTGGTGGAGGTTTATAAGATGGTGGAGGTTTATGAGATGGTGGAGGGTTATAAGACGAAGAAGATGACGAGGATGTATTATTTTGACTATCATAGACTTTACATAATGGTATAGTTGGTATTTCTTGAGCGGTTGGGTAATTATCTTTACATTGAGTTAGTTTTTTATACAAATGACGTTCCTGTGCCATACTACCATTACCTCCTTCTTCATCTCTTAAACGTGAATATACCTGACCAATTAATTTTGGGTATCGAATATCATCATCACGTGAATATCCTAATTTACATAGAAGTTTGTTACAAGTGTTCCTATCTGTTTTTGAAGCGGCTGATACATCAACTTCCGAATCTGTTGGCAATTTTCCTTCTTTTAGCGGCATAATTACAATATATAATATATAAGTATATATTATTTATTTACAAGAAGTGTATTTTTAGACAATCTGTGTGGTAAAAAAAGATGGTATTCTATCTATATTAATTGCGGATTTTGTATTTTCTCTACTTTCTGAAATAAACGACGTAAAACAATCTCTAGTTAATTGATTTTGAGGAGTATGATTATTTACGTTACGAGCAATCATTTTATATAATTTAAATTCTGGATATCTTTCTTCTCCATTCGTTTTATACAATACATTTTTCCCTTTATCATCCTGACACCACTCTTCAATTAAAGTAATTACATCTTGATTTTTTGTAGGTCGTTCTAATAAAAAGTCTAACATAGAAGTTGCCAACCTACATAAATCAAAACTTGGATTGGGGATTACTCTTTTATTCTTAGGATTAAAGAATGGTTCAAAATTATATTGAGAATTCGCATCACCTTTCACGTCATAACTATCACTACAAAGCAATGTATCATTGACTTTATAAATACTTCTCCCAAAATCTATAACTTTGAAAATTTTTCCAAACGTAGGAACCCTATACTTTACGTTATTATAAATATATTCTATATATTCCAAATCCGTTTCTATATACATAACATTATTTGTATGTAAATCATTATGTGTAAAAGTAAATGCTTTTTGATAAACAATTAATGTCATAATTATTTGTAATAACATAGCAAACCACATTTCATCTGTTTCAAAATATTCATTTTCAATAAGCATATCCAATGTATCATTACATTTTTCCATTGCTATAAGAGTAACTGGAAACTTATTAAGAGTTACATATATATCTGGTTCTTCTTCTTCATCATCTTCATCACATTCGCTATCTGTAATCCATTCGTCATCTTCATCTTCTTCATTACCATCTTCACCATCTTCACCCTTTTCATCTTCACGACATTTACTTTTACTATCATCGCTTTCATCGGTTTCATTATCACTTTCATCTTCATCTGAAGAATTTTTATTACTATTCGTTTCATCATCGTCATCGTCATCATTCATTTCAATCACGTCATCAATAATTTCAGGAAAATCATCTGTATTATCATTCATAACTTGTTCGCAAAGTATTATATCCGTTTCATTATAAACACTTGGATTTTTATATTCAGAAACATCTAAGATATCGTCTAGGGAATCATCTATCATTGAATGATTAGATATATTAATTTTATTTTTTTTGTTTGTATGTTTTGTGGAGCAATCGTCGTCGTCGTTAAAGATAGATGAATAATCATCTACTTGAAATAATTTATTTGAATTTTTTAAAAAATAATTATTAGTAATTAAATATTCTAAATCGTCATTGATTTTAAATCTGAAATTATTTTTTATACCTATGAAATTTCCATAGCTTTGAACTCCGTTTAAAAAATTATATTTTTCTATCAATTTTGTGGATAAATAATAAAAATACCCATCAACATAGGATGAATTCATAGGATTATTTATTTTATAAAATGGATTGGAATGGTCTTTTGGGACATTTTCATTAAAGAATGTAGGTAAACAAAATAATTCATCGGTATATTGTGAATATTTTCCCATAACATAACGAAATGGATCCATTATAGGTGCGAATTTTACGTGAATATTTTCCAGATTTAAATGAGACGATTTATATAATGTAAGTAATGTTTCATTTGTATTCAATGTAATTTTATTGAAATTGTTTTCATTTAGTAAAAAAATAATTCTATATATAGGGATATAATTTTGTATATGATTCATATCATAAAGCGATGATAATGTTTCAAACAATTGTTCGTGATTCGGTTTTTTATACTGGACTATATTAAACATAAACCTATATAGATATATGTTTTATACCCTTGTATTTTAATATTCATTAAATCTATATTTATGACTTTAGAATTAAAAAAGTTTAATATGAGAGATATTACGTTTAAGATAAATGATAGTAAAGGACCCGTTGTATGCTTAATAGGACGCCGTGATAGCGGTAAATCTTTCTTAGTGAAAGATTTATTATATTATCACCAAGATATCCCAATAGGAACTGTAATAGCTGGCACGGAAGAAGGTAATGGATTTTATGGAAAAATGGTTCCCAAATTATTTATACACAATGAATATAAAACTGAAATTATAGAGAATGTTTTGAAAAGACAGAGACAGGTAATGAAACAGATTAACAAAGAAATGGAAACTTTCAAAAAAAGTAATATTGATCCTAGAGCGTTTGTTATCTTAGATGATTGTTTGTATGATAATTCTTGGTCTAGGGATAAAATGATGAGATTACTTTTTTTAAACGGGCGGCATTGGAAAGTTATGTTAGTATTAACCATGCAGTATCCATTGGGTATTCCACCAACATTAAGAACAAATATAGATTATGTTTTTATTCTTAGAGAACCATATATAGCAAATAGAAAAAGAATATACGAAAATTATGCTGGTATGTTTCCAACATTTGAAAGTTTTTGTCAAATAATGGATAATTGTACTGAAAATTATGAATGTTTAGTAATAGATAATAATGTAAAATCAAATAAATTAACCGACCAAGTGAAATGGTATAAGGCGGATTCTCATTCTGATTTTAAATTAGGAACAAAAGAATTTTGGGAATTGTCTAAAAACGTTCATTCTGATGATGAAGAAGAAACATTTGACCCATCTAAGAAAAAGAAAAACGTCCAACAAATTAAGGTAAAAAAAGTGAAGTGGTAAAATAAATTTTATATTTATTAAATATATAAATAATATGTTGTCCATTCTTTCTAAGTCATCGGTCGGAAATATTTCCAAGGTATACTGTGATTATTACTATTTTATGGCTCTTATAATGATTTTTAGTATTGCTTTGTTAATTTTAGGATTAATGGGAGCAATCTACAAATCCATGGTAGATAAACGCGAAAAGGTTACCCAGGGCACGTTCATAGCGTTTGGATATGCTATGTTTATTAACACTATCATTTACATTAACTACTCTCTATTGTTTACTATGTGTAGGAATTCTATTGGCAATTAATTATAATAATAAATAAAATGATATGAAATATAAATTACTACAACAAGTAATTTATATTTTAAACAACGATGGAAATGGTTAATGTAAATAAAGGATTTGGCGCTGGTGGTAAGAATACTAATCATTATGGTAAAATTTTTGAAACAAAAACAAATAATTACGATAGATTAATTAATAATGGTTATCAACAAATTTCGTTATGTAAAAATCCCAAAAAACAAACAGATTGTTATTTAACAAAAAAAGTGGATGATAAAACGATAACGTTTGTATTACAATCAGGATTAAAAAAGTATATGAATATGAAATATAATATACCTATATTTAGGTATCCAGATGAAGCGTTTATTATAGAGTATGATGATGGAAAAATAGTTATTAAAATAATAGAGAAAAAAGAACAACATGTAGATGGTTCGGTTGAAACAAAATTGTGGAGTTCTCCATCTCTCAAAAGAGAGTATGAATTAGTTCTTGGAGAAAGATTTAATGTAGAATATTGTTTATGTATAAGTGAATATTTACAAAGAAAAATAACTTCTAGTGAATTAAAATATGTAACATTAAATCATATTCTTCATGAAAATGGAATACAGGTTTTATTTGGATGCGATGAAAATTATTTTCAAATGTTTGATGAATGGTTTAATAATTCTTTATAAAAACTTCATTTGTAGTTGATTGTGGTTTTTTAGAATTTATGGAACGTCTACATTCAATTGTTTTTATTGTATATTTTTCATTTACAAAATTTTCTCTTACCAATGGAACATCAGAATTATTCATTAACATTTTCACATTATTTTCTGTTAAAGAATGTATCTTATTAAACAATTCTATATGTTTATCTATAGGAAATCCATTTTCAGTATATCCAACAAATGACGTGGATGTTTCTGGAGCATATGGTGGGTCACAATACACAAAATCTCCAGGAATAATATTATCATTTATAGATTGAGTAAAATCACAGCATTCAAAATGAACTTCTTTTATTAATTCGTGTATTTCCAATAAATGCTCTTTATCAATTATCTTAGGATTTTTATAATTACCAAAAGGGACATTAAAACCATTCGGTCCTATACGAAACAAACCGCGAAAACAAGTTTTATTTAGAAAAATAAACATAGCAGAACCCAATACACTATTTTTTTCTTCAGTCGTTAAATTATTATATCTCATTCTAGTCCAATAATAATAATTCTCATCCCTTTCTTTCGCTTCTTCTAATGTCTTTGGTTTTCTATTAACAATACCATTCTTTTTACATTCCATTAAATCTTGGATTAATACTTGTATTTCATCAAATAATTCAAATGGACTTGTTTGTATGTTTTTGTACGTACAAATCAATGGTTCATTCAAGTCATAAGCATATATATTTCCATTCAATGAAATATTTCTAAATTTTATAAAATATAATAAAGCAAATAATACACTACCACCACCCAAAAATATCTCGTGATAATTATTTATTTCTTTTGGATTTGGAAATACACTAAGAAGCATATCAATGATTTGGGTTTTTCCACCAACCCATTTCAATATTGGTTTCAATACAACAAAAGATGTCTCTGGTCTAGTAATACACGATTTTTTTTTATTTACATGGCGTGTAAAAGATGATTTATTTGTAAAAATAGTTCCACAATTTTCACATGTAAATTCACTCATTATATGTATTATTACTGTTATACATATAATAATTTTAGATCATTTTAAAAATAAAGATAAGCATTATAAGTTAGAATAAGAAGATTCTGTTACTTCCCAATCCAATATTCTACACATTTCCTTCCATATAACAGATTGTTCTAAGAGTTTTTCTCTATCCTTTAACATAGGAATATGAGGAAGATATTTTGTTTCCCCCAAAAGTTCTAATAATTTATATAAAACGTAATAATAATTCAAGAAATTAACTCTATAATCGGGAACACATTTCGCATAAGGTGCTTGAATATCTATAAAAAGATTACATAATGTTTCTTCTAATTCGGGTGACATAGTTAATGGCTGTATTCCCAATTTTTGTTTAATAAATGTTATATGTTCGTAATATTTATTATAACCAAGTTTTTTCAATATTTCCTTTGTTTTTGAATATGTAAGTTTTGATAAATCAATTCTTTCCTTTTTTATTTGTTGTTTTATATTTTCAATAACTTCTTCAGGCATTTTTGTGGTTTCTTTTCCTTGAAATTGTGATAATATTTCCTTGAAATGATTAATCTTTTTATAGGCATAAAAACAAACCTCTTTAGGGGTTTCTTTATAAGATGGTTTTTCATTATCAATTAAAAATTGAACGCTATGAAAACATTTATTACATAATAAAATCCCATCATCTTCCATCAATATCATTTCTCCTTTGTTACATTGAATACAAACATCATTTGAGTAAACAAATGTTTCGACATTCAAGTAACTAGGATCTACATTCGTTAAATATTTATTTACAATATTATGATTGCTTTCCATATTTTTTTCTACAATATTCATATTTACTGTATTCATTTGATTATTTGAAATTTTAAAAAACATACTGACTTTATCATTTGTCTTTTTTGATGAAATAATATTTTCAGCTTGTTGTGATATTTGTTTTTTATTTTCAAAATAATTAAATACGTGTTTAATGTTATCCAACATATACTTGTTTTTTTCATTTTTCATTGTTCTGATTGTTTTAGTAACCTCACTTATCATATCTTTTATTTCCATAATACATTCCACCTGAGTTGTATCCTCCATAGTATAATTGTTATCAATAATTATACCGTTTCTATTTTGTTGTTCCTGATTTTTTATTTTATAAACAATATTATTCATATGTTGTGTTTGTAATTCATCATTATCTACTTCATTTTCTTCATCATAACATTCATTCTCATCTGTATCATCCAACATTTTATACATAATATCACTATAATCACCATCAACTCCATCAGTATTACTCGTCATATGTTTTGTTGGTATTTCTTCTGTATCATCTTCAAATGTTTCTTCTATTTTTTCATTGATATTCCATGACGTATCCGAAGTTTTTACGTTTAATTTAGTCGTTAATAACTCTAATTTTTTCTTTAGATTTTTCCTATATTTACGCAATTTAGGTATAGTAACATTTTCATCAAATGAAAAATGGTTCATAAATTCCCTATGTTTTTCATCTAATGTTACAGCATCCTTTTTATTAATAACTATTTTCTTAGTTGGTTTGGGTTTAAATGAAGGCATATAATATTTATCCTTAATTATATATTTAATTCTATTAATCGTTAAGAAAATTAAATATATAAATATTAACAGAACACTATAACTATAGAAATAATGTATATCGTTTTATTTGACCGAGAAGATAGATTGGGGTCAAATTTATTAAATTATTTCGCTCAAATACTCTACGCACATAAGAATAAACTATTTATTAAATTTAAAAATAATTCAAAAAATAATTATAGTTTTAATCATTCTATTTTTGTTAAAATTTTATTTAATTACATTGATAAATACAACGAACAATTATCTTGCGAAGAAATAGCAGATGATACATTATTTGAATTTGATAATCAAAATGATTTAGTATATATGTTAAGTTTTACATTACGAGATATTCAAAATGATTATATTAATTATTTTAATAATTTCATATATGATGACATAAAATCGGATATATTGAATGTAAGAAATGTATACAGTGAAGTTCCATTTGATGTTAACAAAACAATATTAGTTCATTTAAGATTGGATGATATGGCACATTGGAAAGATTATGATGGTTCTATATGTTCTAATTATTACAAAAATATGATAAAAAATCGTGAAGATTGTTACCATTCAAATTACGGAGGAGGTAATAGCCAATCTCCATTATCAAAAGAAAAAATACAAGCTGTAATTGATAGAGCAAAACTAAAATTTACAGATTATAAAGTATTGTTGATAACAAGTCCTAATTCAGATACATCTTTTTTTAACTACGATGTAATTAAAAGTCGCGATGAAAGTTATGACCTTTATTTATTATCACTTTGTAAAGTGGTAATTTTATCACGTTCTAATTATGCTATATCAAGCCTATATTTTAACAACGAAAAAGATATGGTATATCTTCCGTTATGGGGTCATGCAGTATGTAATGGTTTTGATACTATTTATGATAATAATGAAATATCAAATTATGAATACTTTTATTAGAAATAAGAAGAAATATTTGATTGGACAAATTCGTATATATAAGATGGTTTAAAATATTTTAATTCATTATTATGTTTTTTAGAAAAAACATAATACTTACCCCTTTTCCTAACACTCCAACCCTTTTCAAGGGCATTATGAATAAATAATAATTTATTTATTTCATTACTAGGAGGAATATGACTAGTTATATTCATATCTATATACCAGTATTAATAATGACTAAATTATCCGCATATTTTCTCTAGATTATTAAATAAATCCCCCAACTAAATTTGATCCTAAAGTAAATCCAGCACCCGTTCTAGCAGCAACACCAACACCTGGTAAATAAGTATCAAGAATAGCAAAAGTGGCGGCAGCAGAAGCAGCGATAAGCATAACTTCTTCTCCTAAGAGCTTTCTACCAGGGATAATATAGCAACAAACAGCTATTAATAATCCCATAATTAAATATTTGGTAATTCTTATTATCATTAAAGAAACGTTGGACATAATTATATATTATATCTAAGAAAAAAATATATAAACAACTTTGCTTTATCATTTTATATGACGAAAAAGAATAAAGGTTCAAGTAAAACCCCCCAATCAGGAAGAAAACTAGCAGACTTATTAGAAGTGGATAAACCTATAGCAGGACAAAATTTTGCCTGTATATCTTTTGTTTCTCCCGAAAAAATATTGAAGGATAAGAATTTATTTCTTTTTGAATGTTTTTTGAAAAATTGGGAGTTTAATAAATCTATGGAAAAATTTATTCAATTTAATAATTTCATTAGTTATAAATATAATATCCCAGCTGATAAATTAAAAGAAGATTATGACGAGTTTGTTAGGGAAGAAGGTGAAACAATAAGAGAGGGAAATGCCACTGACGATTACAAAAACTTTTTTGATATGAATGAAGAAAAATTAGAACAAGAATTTAACAAAAAGCACGAGTTCCAAACCTCAACACGAGGTGTAAAAATTAGAGGTTGTTTCCCTACACAAGAAGAGGCTGAATTTCGTTGTAAGATGTTGCGAGAAGTTGATCCAGCCTTTGACATTTACGTGGGTCCTGTAGGACAATGGTTATGTTGGGAACCCGAAGCTTATAAAACAGGAAGAACGGAATATCTAGAAGATGAATTGAATAAGCTAGTACACGAGAAAACAAAGAATGAGGCAAATGCTAAAGTGGCATTCGATCAACGTATTAAAGAAGCAAAAGATAAGGCAATTAAGGATAATATTGAGAAGGCTGAGAAGAGCGGTAATGTATTAACACAAACAATTGATGAAAATGGTGAATTGGTGGGTATCTCTGGAAGGAATACCCAAGAAACTATATTGGCATCTAAGGAAAATGTTACTTCATCGGAAATTATAAGTGAATTATTTGAAGGTGATAATATTGTTACGAATACCAAGAAAGATGTTTAAGTTGTGATTGTATTTTTACAAAATATATTTTTTATCATTCAATAAAAAAAATATATTTTATTAGTTCTACAATTATTTTTTTCTTTTACAATAGTATAAACAAACAATGGCAGGAGGTTTAATGCAACTTGTAGCATACGGAGCCCAGGATGTATATCTTACGGGTAACCCACAAATTACTTTTTGGAAAGTCACATACAGACGTTATACCAACTTCTCAATGGAGTCCATCGAGCAGACATTTAACGGTCAGGCAGATTTCGGACGAAGAGTTCAGCTTATTATCAGCCGAAACGGTGATTTATGTTACCGCACTTATCTTCAGGTGGTTCTTCCCGAAATCAACCAGTTGATGGGAACCCAGAACGCTTCTGGATCTTCTTCTGTTTATGCCCGTTGGTTGGATTTCCCTGGAGAACAAATTGTCGCCCAGGTTGAAGTTGAAATTGGAGGTCAGCGAATTGACCGCCACTATGGTGACTGGATGCATATCTGGAACCAGCTTACAATGACTTCCGAACAACAGCGTGGATACTTCAAGATGATTGGTAACACCACCCAGCTTACCTTCATCACCGATCCCCAGTTCGCCAGCATTGATGGACCTTGTGACTCCCAAGCACCTCGCCAAGTTTGTGCTCCCCGTAACGCCCTTCCTGAAACCACTCTATATGTCCCCCTTCAATTTTGGTTTTGCTCCAACCCTGGTTTGGCTCTTCCTTTGATTGCCCTTCAGTATCACGAAATCAAGATTAATCTTGATCTTCGCCCTATTGATGAGTGCTTATGGGCTGTCACCACCCTTAACTGCTTGGACGCATCTGGATCTGTTACCCCTGGTAAGCCAGTCCCTGCTTCCATCGCATACAACCAGTCTTTGGTTGCTGCCTCCATCTATGTTGATTATGTCTTTTTGGATACCGATGAACGAAGACGTTTCGCACAGAACCCCCACGAATACCTCATCCAACAGCTTCAATTCACTGGAGATGAATCAGTCGGTTCGTCTTCCAACAAGATTAAGCTTAACTTCAACCACCCCTGTAAGGAACTTGTCTGGGTCGTCCAACCCGATCAGAACGTGGATTACTGTTCTTCTCTTGTTTGCGACGCAATCCTTTACCGTGTTCTTGGAGCACAGCCTTTCAACTATACTGATGCTATTGATGCTCTTCCCAATGCCATCCACTCTTTCGGAGGACCTGAAGCCACTGTCGGAATGAATGGTTTCATTGATCCTTATGGACTTTTCCAGGACGCTGGTGCTTTAGATGCCGATATGGCTGCTTTCTCTGGCTATTACTGGAGTGGTTCTGGTAACCCATACAACGAGCCCAACTTTGGAGGACCTGCTATTCAATCCAACCTTCCCGATGGAACCCCTGTTTTATCCCAAATCCAGGACCACAACCAGAACTCAACCGTTTCTGATGCTGGAACGTTCGTTTTGACTGAGACCTCTTTAGACATGCATTGTTGGGGACAGAACCCCGTTGTTGTTGCGAAATTACAGCTCAACGGCCAGGACCGCTTCTCTGAGCGTGAAGGAAGTTATTTCAACTACGTCCAACCTTACCAGGCTCACACCAGAACCCCTGATGAAGGTATTAACGTCTATTCTTTTGCCCTTCGCCCTGAGGAACACCAACCTTCTGGAACCTGTAACTTCTCTCGTATTGATAACGCAACTCTTCAATTGGTTCTTTCCAACGCTACTGTTGAAGGCACCAAGACTGCCAAGGTCCGTATTTATGCTACCAACTACAATGTGTTGAGAATTATGTCGGGGATGGGGGGGTTAGCGTATAGTAATTGAGAATGGGGGTATTTGGGTGGGTGTTTGTGTGCTACAAAAGTATTTAATCTGGTTATTAAGTTTTTAAATAGTTATAAATATATTTTTCCTTACATTATAATATGAATTATAAATTAAAATGAATTCATATTATACTATTATCGTAATAGAAATTAGGACAATGAAAACACATTACTCGTTGAATACCGAATTAAATTGTGCGAATGTTCGTTTAAATGATAGAGTGTATTTAATTGAAATACCAGATTTATTTAAAATATTGAATAATGAAAAAAAATTTGTTTTTGTTAATTTTGAAACAGAAGATTATCCATCATTTTTATACAACTACAAACGCGTAAATTATTTACAATTTATTTTCAAAGCATCAAATTGTAGCTACAAATTTAAAAATAAAAATATTTATGATTTGCGGCATTCAAATGTTATTGTATGTCAAAATCCAGTTAATGTAACAATAAATACACCAATTGAAACTCATAATAAAACTCATATTGAAATTAAAATTAAACCCGTCATTGAAGATATAACTGAAAATGTAATTGAACCTCTAGTTGAAAATGTAATTGAACCTCTAGTTGAAAATGTAATTGAACCTCTAGTTAAAAATGTAATTGAACCTCTAGTTGAAAATGTAGTTGAACCTCTAGTTGAAAATGTAATTGAACCTCTAGTTGAAAATGTAATTGAACCTCTAGTTGAAAATGTAATTGAACCTCTAGTTGAAAATGTAATTGAACCTCTAGTTGAAAATGTAATTGAACCTCTAGTTGAAAATGTAGTTGAACCTCTAGTTGAAAATGTAGAAGAAATTGAACCTTCTATTCGTTATCATTATTATCATAATTTTGTTATAAAAAAATATAATGTCCTGGAATATATTCCAGGACACGCAAATACTTCAGGACGGAGTGCTTATATAATGAAAAATCCAATATGGAAAGTTTTGATTGATGAAAAAGAATATTATTTAATGTATTGTGAAACCGACAGCATTTGTAAATTATGTCCCGAAAGTTATAAAATTATAAAAGATTATCACAATGGTATTGGTAAAAATGTTACTTGGTCTAAATGTTCTAATGGATACATTCAAAGCCATATTAGAAATGAAAATGATAAAACGTATTATATTCACCAAATTATAATGGATTGCCATGGAAATGGTAGAGGAACTAAAACTATTAGCATAGATCATATTGACCGCGACCCTCTAAATAACACTTTGGAAAATTTACGAATAGCAAATGATGAAACACAACAACAAAATAAAAAGGGTAGTTTAGCTGGAACAAAACGTGAAAGAAAGCATAATGCTATTGACCTTCCATCTGGAATCACCCAAGATATGATGCGTAAATATGTTGTATATTACCACGAATGGTTAGACAAAGATAAAACAAAAGAACGAGAATTCTTTAAAGTAGAATCACATCCTAAATTAAAAGATGTATGGTTTTCAAGTAAATCTAATAAAATTTCCATTCAAGAAAAATTAAACCAAGCTAATAAAGTTGTGGATGATTTAGAAAACGATATTCAACCATTAAAAGAAGATAGTAACGTGCCTAAATATGTATCACTTGCTATATCACGTGGAAAACCTCATTTAGTATTTGAAAAACGTATGTCAGATGGAAAAAGATTGAATTTCAAAATGGTATTACCAGATGAATATGAATTATCCGAACAACTTTCTATATTTGACGAAAGAATATTAAAAAAATATGAAAAAACTAGAGAAATATTATCGGAATAATTTCTAAATATATACATGATTGACCCGAGGTCCAATATGAGTTAATATATTATATATTGTTGTATGACCCATTTTTGCGAATTCTTCACCAGATATAAAGTCCTTATTTTTTCTTCCAAAAATATCAACGTTATCTCCTAATTTATCCCCATCTTTTGCTTGTATTACGATTTGATCCATACTTTCCAATCCTAATACCTTTCTTTTAGTTCCATTAACAATAACACTTAATTCTTCCGATTTTGTTAATGGTATAAAATCAGCATACCCTATAGGAACAATTCCTATATATGTTTTTTTATCTGTTATATATGTTCTATCATAGCCGATTCCTGCTCCCTTTGGAACATATTTTAATTGAATAATTTTAGATGATATATCCATTATAGGTATTAATTTTTTTGATCCATAACCATATATTCCCGAACCACTTCTCGCCAATGTAAAATCTGAAAGATCATAATGTAGTATTCCTGGGGTATTTCCAATATGAACTAGTTGTGGTTTTATATTTAATTCGGCTAAATCCCGACGAACTTTTCTAAAAATATCTAGTTGTTTTAAAGTTGATTTATTATTACCTTTTTCGGCACAACAAAAATGTGACATCATTCCAACTAATTCAAATTTTGGGTCAGATACTATTTGTTTGGCTGCTTCAACAGCATTTTCATATGGAACGCCATTTCTATCAATTCCAGTATCTACAAATAAATGTATTTTAGCTTTCACTCCTTTAGGTAATGATTTAGATATAATAGGTATATGATTTTCATCAAAAATACCAATATCAATATTTTTTAAAACCGCATCCCTTACTTCGTTAGTAGTAACATCATACAACCATCCTAAAATTCTACCTTTATCGCCACTATTTCTTATTTGTATTGCTTCTCCTAATGTAGCTACACCAATATATTTTATTCCCAATTTTCTACAATATTTAGCCATTTTAACAATTCCGTGACCGTAAGCATTTGCCTTTAAAACAGGCATAACATCGGTTTTTGCTTTCCGTTTCAAATAATTAATATTATGTTTAAGTGAATTTATATCTACAGTAGCAGTTATATTTTTATATATTCCTGGTATTTGAGTTGTATCTTTTCGTTTGTGCGTTTTATTTCTACTATTTTTTTTTAATTTTTTACTGTGAATTCTCGTTTTTGACATTTATTATATATTTTTATAAATATTTTGCCTATCTCTCATAATTACTATATTTGATGAAAGGATAATAAAAAATATGAGGCATTATCAGAATAAACCAAACGATGAAACCAATATATTCTTTTAACAGCGAATTACAATGTATGAATATCCAATATGAAGATAGGATATATTTCTTAGATTACTCCGATTTTTGTAAAATCTTAAACAATGATAAAAAATTCAAATTTGAAACATTTGAAGGTGAAGATTATCCAACTTTTTTATCCAACACAAAAAGAATAGGTTATTTACAATTTATATTTAATGACAATATAAATTGTATATTCAGTTTTAAAAATAATAACTTGTATGATTTAAGGCGTTCTAATGTATTCTATCGCTAAAAATGCGATGATAAATGGTTTAAATGGTTTAAAATTTCGCATATAATATTAAATTATATTATAAATGGAAGATTTTGATTATGATACTGACAATAACGATATTAGCGACGAATATGTAATTAAGGCAAATGTATGTAAAACATTATCAAACCAATTAAAATTACCAGAAATACATTATGATTATATGGGAGAGTATGTGCCCCCAAAACAACATGGGTTATCAAATTCGGATGTTATTATACCACAATATTATTATGACAAAAAAGATTTATCAAAAATAATTGATATAGATTATTATAAAATAATTAAGGATGATATACGTAATTGTAGAGTATTGAACAAATATCAATTGGAATATATAAAAAAATTACCGAGTGAATGTAAAGATGAGTTAATTGATATTTTTAACGATTGTTTAATACTTTTGAATGAAGTAGTTGCTACAATAAAATAATTTCTTAGGTTGTTTTAAAATCCAGATAATGATTTTCCCAAATCATTTAATATAGGTTCTTCAACTGGAACAATTTGGGGTATTGGTTTACCATATGTATGAGGATTTTTGGAAAATAATTTTATATTACATGGATAATGACAAGTTGCCCTTAATTCGTTAAATGCCTTTTGTTTTTTCTTTAAATTTGTCTTAGAACAAATGCTGCGAGGCATATAACATAAATATATAACTGCTCTAAGATTTTGACTAATTCTTCTTTTATCTGCCTCAATTCCACAATGTATTGTACGACTATCCCAAAATACCAAACTACCCTTGGGACATTTTATATTTTTTATTTCACAACCCTTTTCGGTATAAAATCCTCTTTGTTCTTTTGTTAATTTATACCAATTGCCTTTTTCTGTAACATCATATGTATCTCTAAATTCGGAATGATATTTATTACTACTTTCCATAAAAGATAATGTTGAATCATATTCATTAATATCTAATCCAGTAATAAAACTTTGAATACATTTAAATTCGGGAGTTGTAAAAGATTGGTCTGTATGATAATTTGTATTTCCACGAAACCAACCTTTTTTCGTTATTTCGGGTGGTAAATGAAAACTTAATCCGTCAAATGAAACTAGTAATTCATTAATATCACATCCCCAAAAATAAGCGAATATTTCAACTATTTTTATATTTTGTCTTACATCCCAAGATGCTTGTATGTGACCTATACCCCAATGTTGTAATAACATAGAATGAGAAGGATGTAATTTATAAAATTCATTCCATGTTTCTATGTTATTTCTATCCATAGGAATTTCCCAACATTGAGTTATATGTTCTAAGAAATCCCATATTTTGTTAACCATTGTTTCACATTCAATATCATCTAAAACATTTGGTATAATAGCAACACCAAATGTTTCTATAGTCTCTCTTAGACTTTCCTTATCGCAAATATATCTTTCAAATTCGTATGACGTTGTCATTTTATAAAATTATCATAAATGTAATTAATAAAATACAAATCATTTTTTTTACAAATAAAGTTGTGAATTTACATAATCAATTTGACGTATTTTTATTTCTACTGTATTCGCACTCGTCGCGTGATGAATTAAACATTTATTTTTATTAAAAGGACATGGTCCTGCGATTATATATTCATCTGGAACATACCCCCAATTAAGTTTATGTTTCAAATTATTTACAATCGTCTGGTCTCCCAGACCCATATCATTTTTATCAGTTATATCAAATGTTTCTACTACTTCACTAAAAAAATTGATGATATCCTGTATATTTTCGTTATTTTTTATTATAAAAAATCCAGAATTTACATCGCGTTCTGGATTTCTCTCTCCCATAAAATATATATCTTTATCACCATTTACAATATATTCTTCTAGATTAGACCATTCGTGTATATTCTTTTGTTTATAGTGAATATCACAATCAGTAAATATAAAATATGAGATATCTGTATAATTTTCATAATTATTTAAAACATTGACTAAATGATTTATTTTATTTCTCACACAATAATACCACAAGTCTGAACCGAATCCGCCAACCAATGGCATGGGTGGAGTATCCAACAAGTGGTTAATACGGTCTTCACTTACATTTATATCGCGTATTGAGTTTAAACAAATATCTGTTAATTTTGAATAATTTGGAGTTGAATAGCATATGAATAATGATTTACTTAACATATAATATGACAAAATATCTAATATTTAAGTATTATATATAGAATAATTAATTTTATGATTAATAAATTTATGGAAACGTGATTGAAATTCTCAATATCCTTTTTATCATATTTTGTTAACCATTGATTCGCATTCAACTTCATCTAAAACATTTGATATAATCGCAACACCAAATGTTTCTTTGGAGCAAATATATCGTTCAAATTCGTATTCTGATGTCATCTTGTAAAATTATCATAAATTTAATTTACAATCGTTTTCTTCTTAGTGTCTTTATCTTTCTTACTCTACCACCAAATAATTCACTTTCTGGATGATACAGGTCATCATCCACACCCATACTTTTTGATGATCTAGTCGTTTTACGAGTTTTGCGTGTATTTTTTTTAATTACATTTTGAGATAATGGGACAATAGAATATCTATGTGCCTTAATATATTTGTTAAATTTTATTTTAATAAAAGCTTTATTTTTAGCAGATATTTGTCCAGTTTGACTAAGAGTATCCCGTTTGTTAACTAAATTACTTATAAGATAATCGGGAAATAATTCAGAATAACCAACAATACCTTCTCTTCTATCAAATACTCCCGCAAATTCACCCAATCCTTTTATTTGACTTCCAATAAATATTTTACTTCTTGGGTGCCAAAACTCCCCATTTGACGATAATTGTAAAAATGGGTGAAGTGGGGGTATAAAAAACATATTTGATACATCACTATGGTCATTGTAATTAAATTTACGCATTGAATAATAATGTTTATATTTATCTTCGGTCTCGTTTCCAGACATAAAATTATATGTACAAGCGGTTGCGTCTGTAAAATATCCATTAAATACAGATGTATTATAAGATACTGAATACCCCTCTCTATCTTCTACACCTCCTGGTATTTTATGAGTATAAACTGCCCCTTCAATCGCGTCATTTGAACCTCTGTATAAAACAAATTTATTTCGTTTGTTAGAACCTTCTACACTTTCAATTTTAACACAACGTAAAATAAGATCATCGTCTAAGTTATTCATAAAAGTGCTTAATGGATAAGAAGAATATATTTCTGGTTTGCTTAAAATTTCTTCAACACGTTCATTGTCATTAAATATAATCATAAATTCATCCACCGCCATTTGAACTTTTTCTTCCTCTGGTGTATTGGGTATTTTGTAAATTCTTTTCAAAGTATCGATTAAACTATCTCGTATAATGCTGAGAATAATAATGGAAACAAAAAATAATATATTTGAATCAGGATATATTTTTTTTAATTCATTATTTAATATTTTTACAAAACTCTTCACGTTGAATAAACTTGGGGATTTTATTCTTTTTGGTGTAAGAATTAAATGAATAGAACCATCAATAATTGATTTTATGTCTGTAAAATTATTTCTATAAATAGAGATAATTTGACTGTTTGCCCCTTCAGTTGAATACATTATCATTGTATTCAAAATATATCTCGCAATTTTTTCATATTCAATATAATTTGGAGAACTATAATCAAAATCAATTCTATCCAACTGTTCTAAAATATACTGATTTAATATATATACCTTTTCAGATATTTCTTCGTGATATATATTAGTCCTAATACAATACTTCTCATATGTATCTAATTCAATATCAAATAAATGTGAAGTAACATTTGTTTCAACATTATCAACCCCATAATACATCATAAAAAATAAATCATATATTATTCTTGGTAATAATATAATATTATAATTATAATTTGTTCTTGAAGATGTTCTGGAGCTATTTCGTTTGGTTATCTGTCTTATTAATATTTTAACAAGATTATATTCATCTGATATGATATTTTTTTTATCTTTGTTTGTTAAAACATTTGTTATATTCAATGACATAGGAAAGGTATATTTCAAAATAACTTGATTATATATACTAGTAAATTGTTCTTTACTGGTTGTTCTTATAATATATGTGTAATTTACCATTATATTATATATATAAAAGAACAATTGTTAAAATCAATAAATTTATTGAAACGTGATTAAAATTCTCAATATCTTTTTTATCATATTTTGTATTGAATAAAATATCCATCACATCAATACCATAATTTGTATGACAATTTATATGATGATCCCTATGAACTGAGGGGTGAATTATATTATAATTTATATTATGTATAGTTGCGTACATAAAACACCATAATAATACCACTTTATAATTTACTAATTTTACAAATTCTACAACAATAATAAATGATAATCCCTGTGTATAAATGTTTGTAATAAATTCATAAAAAATATTCTGATATTTTTTATTTACATCCAAGTCGTGATGGGTTTCGTCGTGAAATTCATATATTTTCAAAAACATATCCATTCCTTTATTGAAATATGGATTGCGTGTAAAAACATTATCAAAACTATTATATATCTTTCTTAAATCTACATTATGAGCTATTACGTGTGTAAAATATCCAAAAATACCAATAAATATCCAACTAAATATACAAAGTATAAATTTAAAACTACAAAATGATTTATCACTTAATAAATAGAAACAATATACAAGAACAATATAATAAGGTATATTTTTTGTGAAATGGATGTATAACATTTCTTTTATTTCCAGAACATCTTGAACTTTATTTTCAGTGGGCGTTTCATTATTATCTTTTTCTTCCATTTATCTAGTAAATATGGAATTTTATAAAATAAAAAAAACTACGAAAAGAAAAGGCAAAGAATATATAAATCATTTCATCAATAGATTTGACGCTTTCAATAATGGAAAGTTATCTAAGAAAAGTATTGGTGAAATGATTCGGGCTATTCACTTTGCTACTCCAATAAATATAATTGTATTGTTATGTATTTCTCCCCAATATATTTGTAATTTGATTATGTTGTATATTTTATTCGTATTAACATCTTTTACAATATTTGATGGCTGTTTTTTAACTATCATAGAACAATACTATTGTGAAGATAATTTTACAATTATAGACCCGTCAATGGAATTATTAAATATTGAAAAAACAAATAGAAATAGATTTCTTGTTTCTATCCCTATTGCTTTTATTTATATAGCCATTACATTTATTATTTACGATTATCGTTTCATATTTCAAAATATCTGAAAGAAATTATCATTCCTCCCCTTCTTTCCTTTCTTTCCTTTCTTAGGTTGTTTCTTTTTTGTAACTGAAAATGATTTACGCGATTGTGTTTTCCTTTTAGAATATTCCACAATATTATCATTTAATTGTGAAATAACCTGTGAGTTTGATTTTACATTATCTTTATCGTGATTGCCAACCGTTTCATCTTCGTCGCTATCACTATCACTGTCACTATTACTGTCACTACTGCTACTGCTACTGCTACTGCTACTAAATTCTGTATCACTGTCACTCTCACTTTCATTATCACTCTCAATATCATTCTCAATATCATTCTCAATATCATTCTCACCTTCTAATCCAATACTATCCGTTTTACTCGTTGTTTTACGTTTCGCCTTATTGCCTGGAGAATATTTCAAGAAATATTTTTGATATTCTTCTGATTTTTTATCACCTTTCAATTCCTTATATTTATTGTCTAGTTGTTGACGCGACTCTTCGCGAGTAGGTTCATGTCCGTCACAATCTGTAACAAATCGTTTTAATAACCCCCTTTGAGATAATTTGTTATGTTCTTGTATCTCAAAAAGAAATTGAGACATACATAATAATTTATATGGTTCATAATAGGATTTATATTTAGTGTTTACAGCATAATAAAATGCTAAATAAAAATGTAAAAGAGTGTCAATGCTGCCAATATTTACCTGTTTACCATTTATTTGGATTTTGTTATAAGCGTGACAATGTATAGATTTGTAAATAACACATACAACTTTTCCATTTACTTTAATAACGTAACTAGGTGGTATTAATTCGCCATATGCTTCTCGTTTAATTATAGAAATGTCAGAGTTACCAATAAAATTTAATTGTTCTTTGACCTGTTTAGCGACATCCTTTGGGTCGGGCGATAAAACATCAAAATGAGTAATGGCATCAAACGATTTATGAATATCCTTTTTCAGATAAGTCCCAAACAATGTGTTTACATATCCTCCAATAAAAATAACCTTATTTTCAATTAACACATCCCGTATCACTAAGAAATTTGCCTTGCTTAATTCATTTGTTCTTTTGTTTTTTCTAGTCCCCCTTGATTGTTTACATTTATCATAATGGAATGGATATGCTTTGTTTAATATTACCAATCTTTTATAAACCTTTTCCCAACGATCGGGTTCAGATTGGGGTCGTGATAATTCACCATACATTGAAAATCTTAGTAAATTGACAGGTGAATAATGTAATCCATCCTTTGTAATACTTTCTCGTAACAATGTGTCTAATAATAAAGTATTCATATGCGTAACATCCAATACAGGTAAATAATTTACAAATACTTTGTATGTTCCAATATGACTTCCAGATTTAGCCACTACATTTTTATACCCCTTTTCATAAAAAATATCGGCAATCTCTTTTACATTTTCAATTGGATTGTCAGAAAATACATCGTAATCGGGCACATCAACCTCTGTATTATAGAAACGTAGTTTGGGTGGTAATATATTATTTATTGCTGTTCCACCATAAATCATCATTTTATGACTTTTTATAAACTTTTCAATGATTTTGAATATATTTTTTACAACAGGAGATTGTGCTACCTTTTTAGAAAGGTTTTTCTCTGCCTTATCCATAGCATTTCTAAGAATATTTAATTGACAATCTTCAAAAGATAGTCCATCACAACTAGCTTCCCCCTCCTCTATATTTTCAGGTTCAATATCGTCAATATCGTCAATATCATCAACATTTTTAGTACTACTTCGTTTTTTTTCACTACTCATATTATTATTTATAAGTAGATATTTTATTTTACAAAGTAATTGACAGCCCTCCTTGGACACTAGTTGTTTTTGGTATGGGGTCAATTGGTTGGTCTGTGCCTTGATAAGTTGGAGGAGGAGTAGAACGTAATTCTTCGGGTTTTAATACAAAGGCATATTTCGCATCTGTAAAAAAAGAAATATCGTTGGCATTACCATATTGAAAACATATACCTGACATTTGAACTCCTCCTGGATTTGTTTGAGATAATGGAACACTAATTGGATATGGATTGATGGATGGGGTATTATCAGGTAATACAATAGAAAGAGCTGTTTTATTAAAATCAATTAATTGATTAATATCAGGGGTATTTTTATAATCAGTATATCTCATTGTTTGACAAAAAGATTTATTACTTATTATATTTACATATTCAATAATTGGTTTGTATTTTAAAACGCTTGGGTAAGTATTATCAATAACAATGATTATTTTATTTCTAAGAGAAGGTAATGACATTCCAGGAATATTAATAGGATCAATACTATTGTAATTATATTGAGGGTTTAACATATAATTTACATAACTACTAAGAACATCCTTTAATGATGTAAACATCGCTTCATTATTACTTTTTACACGTAGGTGAATAATTAAAGGATCTGAGAAATTAGAACAAGTAGCCTCTTGAAAAGCATAAGTAGCTATTGTTTTCATTACATCACTAAAAGGTATTGTATTTTTAACATTTACAAAATAAAAATTATCATTTGAAGATGAATAAGATACAACGGGAGTATTATTTACTGAAAATAGTTGAAAATCTAGACATCTTGCTCCCTTAGATATAACATTCTTTAATGCGTCAATACTAACCGTAGTATTAGAAGGATCTAAACAACAATCACTTGCTGTCATTACATAATAACTTGCCAGTGAATAATTAAAATCGGCAGGGGTAGATGGTATGGGTAATATAGTGCCTACCGTAGCACCATCTAAACCCTCTTTTGTAATGGTTGTTATCAAATTGTATATCATAAAAATAAATAAATAAAGAATAGTCATAATGGTGAATATCAACATACCATAATTATTACAAAATGAACTATTTTCTTTTTTACATTTCGCAAATAGTATAGCACAAGCTATAAAATAAATAACGCTAATCCAGATATATATAGTATTTGCGTATATTTTAGAAGAATTGTTAAAGAATATATTTATCATTGGTTTGAATATTATATATATTATAGTTATTACAAATAACAATATATTGAAATTATTCAAATAATAATTCATTTCACTTCCCAACATATTCATTATATTTATAATGGATGCGAAGAAACCATATACAATCATCATAAAAACAAAAATGGATGGTTTGAATATTATATAAATAAACATACATATAACCGATGCTAAGAAAGATAACCATACAAATTTTAATCTCTTATCCATTTTGTTAAAAAGAATATCTACAATATTATTAAAAGTTAGTGATACACATTTATCGTTATTCATCATATATTATAAAATGCTTAAAATTTGAGTTATACACAAAATTATTATTCAAATGCCAGGCGGGTTAATGAACCTTATTTTTGAAAGTCAGCAGAATTGTTGGTTAAATGGAAATCCAACACGTAGTTTTTTTAAAACTACCTATTCCAAATATACAAACTTTGGGTTTCAAAAATTTAGAAATGATTATGAAGGTTCAAAATTTCTTAGATTGAACGAAGAATCAACATTTGATTTTAAAATTGGAAGATATGGTGATTTGCTTATGGAAACATATATAGGTATTATATTACCTAATATATGGAGTGGTATTCTTCCACCAGATGAAAATGCTGTTCCATTTGATCCAACAAATTGGAGACCATATGAATTTAAATGGATTGATAATATTGGAGCAAAAATGATTTCAAAAATAAATATATATTGCGGAAATCAAGAAATTATTCAATATTCAGGGGATTATTTATTAGCACAACTTCAAAGAGATTTCCAAGGAACAAAAAGATTTCTTTTCGACCAAATGAGTGGAAATGTTCCAGAATTAACTAATCCTGCGGCATATGGGGTGAATGGTGGAAAATACCCAAGTGCCTTTTTCTTAGATAATGACTATGTCCCACAACCTTCTATTCAAGGAAGAGTTATATATATACCATTAAATAACTGGTTTACAATGAGAAGCCAATTAGCATTTCCTTTAATTTCATTACAATACAATGAACTTCACATAACAGTTACATTTCGTCCTATTTCTGAATTATTTGTTATTAGAGATATACACGACCATAAAAATAATTATCCATATATAGCACCTAATTTTAACGACCAAGATATGAGATTGGCACGTTTTATCCAACCCCCGCCTAATTATACACAAGAATCTTCATCATATATAGATAAAACATCTTGGAATACAGATATACATCTTGTTTGTACGTATTGTTTTTTATCGGATGAAGAAAGAAGGTTATTCGCATTAAACGAACAATCATATTTAATAAAACAAGTATACGAACAAATATTTTATAATGTAACTGGTTCTCAAATGTTGGATGTAAATTCAAACGGTATGGTTCCATCATGGATGTTTTATTTTCAACGAAGTGATGCGAATACGCGAAATCAATGGTCTAATTATTCAAACTTTCCTTATGAAACTGTTCCTAATTATATTACACCCGCACCAAATACAGTTGATATAGGGGAAGAAACATACGATGGTCCAGGTTCATCTCCTGAAAATTTATATTGTACGATCATCGCATCATCTGATAATGTAAAAAATGTTTTGGTAAATATGGCTATTTTATTAGATGGCTCATATAGAGAAAATTCACAGGGTGCTGGAATTTTTAATTATATTGGGAAATACATACAAACTCCTGGTGCCGCTCCAGAAGGATTATATGTTTATAACTTTTGTAATGATACTGGCAGTTTTTTACAACCATCTGGAGCCATTAATATGTCACATTTTCATACAATTCAATTAGAATTTAATACAATTTATCCACCTCTTAATTATCTAGCACAATCAACTGCGATTTGTGACCCAGAAACAAAACAAATAATAGGAATAAATAAAAATAATTGGGATATTTATCAATATAATTACGACCTTCATTTTTTTGAAGAAAGGTATAATATTTTAACATTCCAAAGTGGAAATGCTGGTATGAAATGGGCTTATTAATTTCTTTTTTTCTTTCAAATATTATTATTATTATTTCTGTGTATTTTAATGTAATTACAGAAATAATAACAGATAATGTTATATACATACTCTATGAGTTCTAATTCTACACCAACTCCTACTGACCCAGATACTATATTTTTGGAAAATTTAAAAACATCAATAATGTCTATTGGAGTTATGATACTTTTATCATCTATTTTATCTTACATAACTATTATTATAAAATCATTACAATCACCATCTTTTGAAACAAATATTGATGACAATGATAATATTATTAATCCTGGAATTAATCCGAGAAATAATGTAGTAGATATATTAAATATAGTCACTTCATCTACAAGTTTATTATCTAGAATACAAATATCAAGTAATTTGTTTAATCCCAGTCAATGGATTAAACCTTCTGAAATTTTACAAGCATATAGTTTATTATTTTCAGTAGAACCCATTATTACTAAGGAAACCAAAAAAGATGAGGGTGATAATTTATACTTTAATCATATTTACAGAGCAATATTAGCCATACCTTTTTTAAATGATATGTATTTGTATTTTAATTCTCAACATATAGGTCGCACTCCTAATTTAACAGGTGACCTAAATGATATATATAAACAAAATGATACCGATATTGATAACAAATTACAATGGGATACAACCATATCTCAATACATCCTATATTATTTATATTCGGTTATATCAAAATCTGTGAATACAAATTTATTCATTTACAAAATGTTATTTAATTACGTGTCTAATTGGAGCGAAACCATATTATTTTTAATATATGCTTTTTTTGGTTCAATTATTATGTATGTATTGGGTATCATTTCTACAATTGTATTATTTATAACAAGTATAAGCGAAATACCTAAACTTTTTTCGGATAGGACGCCTGTTGCTAGACACGATGGAGAACACAGAAAAATTGATGTAAAATGGTCCATTAATTCACTACAATTTATTAATCCATATCGTTTATTTGTTGTATGGTTATTTGGTTTAGGATATTCAACCCTATTCTTGTTTTTATCATTATTTATATTTTTATTTACCATTTTTATTCCATTATCATTAACAGGTAAAGTTTCCAAATATTTCTTATCAATAAAAGATGGTATATCATTTCTTTTTGAGAATACAAAAGAACAAGAAAATGAGAAAAATAAAATACCAAAACCTTCTAACTTTGCCAAGGTAAATATCAATTTATCAAATGATATTAATTATTTTACTTATCTTAGCAATTTCCTTTATAGAAATAAAAATTATATATTTTATATTGCGATTGTTTATTTATTATTAGATATTACAACGGCATACACAACTTCAAAACAATTAATTACCTTTTTAATTTTCGTATTTATCATATGGCTATTAAACGCATTCCATTATTCAATTGATATAGATAATATGGAAACACTGAAAGAAACTCAATGAATTAATATTTATTAGTAAATAACAAATAAGTTAATAATAATCCAAAAAAGTTTTTTGAAAATAAATCTAAAATATTATAACAAGTATTTTTAATTTTATAAGGTAAAATAGCTACTACTCCATATAACGACCAAAAAATAAAAAAGTAAAGATATATCTTGAGACCATCATTAGTTAAAATGGCATAGTTTTTATAAATAATGTAATAATAAATTAAAAATGGAATAAATCCCAATGAAACTCCCAACATCACAGGAATTGCTGAAATTTCACCTAAATATCCAAATAAAAGCATAACCCAATTAAGTAATAAAACTGTATTAATAGTGTAAAATTCTTTTATATACACAGCTAAAAAATTCAGATTTTCGCTTATATTCTTATCATTATATTGTAAAAAAATCAGGTAAAAAATTAAATTTATTAACATCGTAGGTGTTGTAATTACCCAATCAAAATATCTTTTAGGAGTGACATTTAAAATATTTTTAAAATTATACAACCAATATACATAAAATGTCCCTTCTATCAACTGAACGAATATTTCCAATAACATCATTTCTTTTAAAAATAAAAACTTACGCGGCACATTAATAAATATGGAAAAAATTTGAATAATTCCTGTTATGATTTGTATTACAATGGATGTAATTAATGATGTATAAATATCCAATTTTACCATATATTATCACACAAAAGAAAAAATGGTATTATTACCATTTTTCTTTGTTTTTTTATTTCTTTGTTTTTTTATTTTTTTGTTTTTTTATTTTGTTTTTTCGTGAAATATTTACAATGATGCTAATTTACTTTTTATAATATTTTATACTATTTTGTATATATTGTAAATTATTTCACAATATATACATTACATCCATTTTTGAGGGGCATATACATATTCCTGAAGAGCATACCCAAAATCATTTCCAACATATCGCGATTTGAAGACATAAAACATTTTGGAGGGTGTGTAACATAAGTCATCAGTTTCAAGTTCGGATGTAATAGAAGTGATATAATAGCGATGCTTACCATTGTCCTTTTTCATACGAGAAATATAGTGTCCGTCGGGGGTCTGGATTGGGATTCCAGACACACTGACAACAAGCTGGTATTTCTTAGAATAGTTAGAATTATCACTGTCTATAGAGGGGATAATGGAACAGTCATCCGTAAAGCGGTAGAACTGACTTCCATCCTCTTCAGTATAAATAATCTCTTCATCGTCTGAGAAGGCAGGAAGACGAGAGACATAATTTTCCCAACCAATTCTATCGTATTCTTCGGGGTCATATTCATCCATTTCAATTTCATCACATTCAGGGTGAATAGCGGCATAGCAATCGTCCTCTTCATCATTTGTTGGTGTGTCATTAAAATAATTTTCAAGAACGTATTCTAAATTACTGTCAAAATGTGTGTGCGAATATCCTAGAAATGATTTATAGCAGCACTCGCAGTCAAGATTATCAAATACAACAACATAATACATATACTCACCTTCTTCTTTGTCGATCAGTTGTCGGATCAACATTTCGCCATATTTGTTGGTTAATACGGAATTTGAGTAAGGATTAATCGCAAACTCGTTCTCGTAAAGAACCGAACGCCCGTCTAACTCGTGTTCGGAAACCACCTCGAAAGGAAATTCCCAATCAGCATCAGTTAGGTAAGCGCGAGTGGTCTTGAAAGTAACGTTTGAAGTTGTGAAAGCCATTTTGAAACCAAATCGTCTAGATTAGGAGTATTGAAAGAATGATTTTCAAAAAATTCTGTTTCATTTTTTTTCATTTTATATGTAAAAATCAAAAAACTAAAAATATCAACTTAAATTACGATGATCGCGTAATATTATTCATATAGGGAATTCTTCTTCTACAAATATTTCTTAGAATAGTGGGGCATAATAAAGTATAAGTTGGTTCTTCTTCAATATCTTCCATACTTGAATCATAATCATCTAAGAATTCTTGATATGCTATTTCAATATTTTTTCCTAGATAAATAGATTGAAAATTATAAAAGGTAGGTTCTTGTTGGTATTCAATTCGTGTCATATAATATCTATGTTTCCCATTCTTTTTTTCTATTCTTGAAAAGAAACACATTGAATTATTTGTTATAGTTTCTCCAGTTTGTGTTATAGCTAATTGATATCTAAGATTGTACGATGAATTGTATTCATCAATACCTTGAATAACAAATTTGTTATTTGTAAAAGCGAAAATAGATTGTGTATTATTCATTTCAAGATGTAATGAAATGAATAAAACAAACGGAAATATAATCATTTTTATTTTAATTTGTAAATACTATAAATGGTAACATATTCAAAAAAGATATTAATAATATTATATTTGTATTCAAACTAAATGTGTTAAATATGGATGCGAATAATATAGAGAATATTGTAAAAGAACAATCAAGAGTAAATATGAATATACCACCTTCTTTTGTATATTTGCGGAATATATCTATAATTTGATTTGAACCAACGGGAACACTTTGGATAATGAAATACATGAATGTGTCAAAACATATTTGAGAGATAATGGCAACAACTAAGAAAATACTTAATGAATAAGTAAAACCATATGAATTGGTTCTTTGTTTCCATAAAGAATAAATATAACGCGTTAATATTATTACTAAGAAAATGGTTGTAATGTCTCCTAACACCGCATACATTTTATAGTCTGTATACCATTTATACATTATTACGGGTGAGATAATTCTACGAAAAACAAGTAACATGATAATTATATCAACAAAGATGATACCATTGAGTATGGAAAGATAATCACTTGTCTTGTTGTAATTAGTAATATCTGAGAAATACATAATTATTATATAACAATAATAAAACAATTAACCGAACCAAGTTTTAAATTCCAATGTTTTATTTTTTGTATTTGATAATATAGGAGTTGATAAGGGTTCTGCGATTGTAGAAGCATCGTACAAATATTTCACGTACATATTTAATTCTGAATATACATTGTCTACGCAATATCCAAGAACAATTTCATTTAATTTATATAATTGTTGTTCTATATGGTCGTTATTATTTGTAGCATATTGAAGAAAAAATCCACGCATAATAACAAATAATGCCGTACAATCTTGTTTATCAATAGTATATTTTCCTTGTGTTTTTTGATATATTCTTTCTTGGATTTGTCTTTGTATATAATCTACATTTCCTTGTGAAAAAAATCTATCTGATATAGCATCAGAACTCCAAATACCCTTTAGGGGTTCTTGTAAAGATACGCATTGTTTTGCTGGTATTTTGTCACGTAATGAAAATAAATTTGCCATATTGTTTCCATATACGAACTGTTGAATATTTTTCTCCTTTATTAATCCAGCATCAACTCTTCCATTCATCTTGATTAAAATAGATAAATAGAATAAAATCCGTAAATATTATATATATGAAGTTTCAAGCAATAGTTATTATTATACTCGGTATATTACTTATTATCACATTAATCGCATTTTATTACATAGCAGCATCACGTGGAAATAATATGGCATTTCCACCTACTATACCAGTATGTCCTGATTATTATTATCAAACAGCTGCTTTATCTGATGGAACAGTAACGTGTAAAGCAATGCCTGGTATGCTAAATACATTAAAAACTGCTGGAGTTACATCACAACAATGTGTAAATCCTAATTTTACGTCTGAATATTATACGGGAACAAATGCGAATTGTTTGAAATATACTTGGTATACAGGATGTAATTCTATACCAGCTTGGGAAGGAATTACATATGGTGTAAATAATCCTTGTGCGACTACATAAATATATTTAATATCCTTTCTTTAGGAAAAGGTTTATATGAATAAGCAATAAATATAATTTAATTTATAAAATTATGATGGAAATAACAGATGAAGATGTTAAATATATTGACCCATACGTGTGTATTTTACATCCATATGTAAATAAAGGAGTGATTGTATGGCATAGTTATGAAAAAAAAGAAGGTGTAGATTTAAAGGAAGAAGGGATAAAATCAGGTTATTTGTTAAATAAAGAAATGTGTAATTATGGTAGAATTACACATCATCCATATATTTTTTTTAAGGCACCCGAAAAAGAATATACAAATATAGGAGAAATTACAGAATGTAATAATCGTATTTATATACGCGTTGATCCAGATAGAACATTTATATTTTCATCTGAAATAAGGTCACGATTTCGTCCTCCTTGTTATTATCCATCACAAGCATATGATTTAAGGATTTGGCAGGAATTACTAAAATCACGAAAAACTCTTAGGGAATATTTTTTTATTGTAAAAGAAAATGAAGAAATAATTAATAAAAATATAGATGATGAATTTTTATATAATCTATATAATTCTAGAAAGTGCGTTATACCTAAAAATGGATTTTTTGAATATCCATATGATAAAAGTAATATAAAATTTAACAGTGAAATTCTTGTTTTTATTCAACACCTAACACAAGATTTTTTTGTTAATTAATTAAAGTTTCTAAGAAAATATATGGAATAAAAAATATTTTTAATATCTTTATAATATAACTATGAACAACGTAAGTCCATTAAATCCAATGCCAGTAGATAGCAACGCCGTTATAGGAGGTGGAAGACGCAGACGTAGCTCTCGTATGATGAGTCGCAGACGTATGTATCAAAGTCAGGGCCAGGGCCAGGGCCAAGGCCAGGGTCAAGGTCAAGGCCAAGGTCAAGGTTTTTACCAGGGACAATATGGAGGAACTACATCCCCATCAATGATGGCATCTCAAGGTATGTCCCAAGCTTTGGGGGCAGCTCAAGGTATGGCTCAAGGTGTAGGACAAGGCTTGACGCAAACTTTAAGCCAAGGACAAGGTATGGGACAACAAGGAGGACGAAGAATGTTTGGGTTTATGTCTCGCAGAAAACACAGAAAGATGCGTAAATCCAGAAAGAGCCACAAGAAGAGAACTCATCGCAGACGTTAAATATTTTTAATATTCTGAATTATACAACTTTTTGAGTTGTTTGATATATTTTTGATAATTCTGATAATTCCTTGGACCACATTGATGTAATTTCTGTATCAATTAATATTTCTAGTTCCTGTGATTTATCTTCGTGATGTTTAACCAATTTTTCTACATTTTCCTCTGTTACCGAATCCATTGGTAGTTTGATAAGATAATTATAATTATCTTCTATTTTATCAAATCCCATTTCTTCCATTAGTTGAGTTACAATAGCACTCTTTTTATTTCTTAGGTCAATCTCACCTTCAATAGTTGAACGAATATACCGAACTTTATTTCTCAAAAAGAGTAATTCTTCTTGTAATATTTTTATCATATACTCTTTTCTTTTCGCATACATATCCAAACGAACCCCATAATAATCATCAATAATTTCTTCAACTGTCCCATATTTCTTTAATTTATCTTGACTATCAAATAGATGCATGTTACTTGTTGTTTCAATTGAATACAATTTCAATAATTTTTCTACACCATCAATACCATTTTCTGGGGGAATTGCTTCCAACTCAGCCAATCTATCTTTCATAAAAGTAATCGTAAAATGAACCGTTTTGTCCGTACAATTTTCCTCATAATTTTTAATATATGGATTTATTTTCTTACCATCTTTATCAGTTGTCGCACATAATTTTTCTAAAAGTTCCTTGAATTGGTCTATCCAAGTTCCGACAGGTAATTCAGTAACATAAATAACATTCTCATTCTTTTTTGTATATACACCCTTTACTAAGAATTTCATACCATCTCCTCCACCCTTTTTTACACTTGGTGAAATAGGAGTAATTACACCCGTAAAACCACGATAATATGGAATAAATTCAAATGGCTCACTTGATATCACATCGTTTATTTTATTACGAATATAACTGATAATATCAAAAGGATTATAACATAGAATTTGTGTGCTAAATCCAGTTCCAATTCCACAAGCTCCATTTACCAATACCATCGGAATAATAGGAGCATACCATACAGGTTCTACAAGAGTTCCGTCGTCGTTCAAGAATTCCAAAATATTATCATCTTCTTTGGGGTATAATTTTCTAGTGATTTGTTCTAATTTTGTAAATATATATCTTTCGGATGCGTGATCGCTTCCACCACCAATACGGGTTCCAAATTGCCCTAAAGGTGATAATAAATGAATATTGTTTGAACCTACAAAATTTTGAGCCATTCCAATAATAGCTCCATTCAATGACATTTCGCCGTGATGATATCCAGAATGTTCCGATACATAACCACTAAATTGTGCTACTTTAACTTCACTCGTTAAATTTCTTTTAAAAGCAGAATATAATATTTTTCTCTGACTTGTTTTCAATCCATCCATTAAATTAGGAATACTGCGATCACAATCATATTTTGAAAAGTGAATTAATTCCTTATCAATGAACTCACTATATGTAATTTTTTCTAATGTATTATTCGCATAATTTGTTCTATCATAATTTTCCAACCATCTCTTGCGATCATTTGACCGTTTTTTATTAAATACCATATCAATCGCATCATTACATACCTCACTTTGTTGAAACCAGACCATTTTCTTTGATTTAAAATATTCCTTGAATTCAAGCGATGTGCTTGTTCCTAAACCTTTATAATATTTAATACTCCACGATTTCACGTCATCTCCCATACTATCTTTCCATAATTCATATTCTCTTTCATTATAAAACAAAGCTTCCTGTTTTTTATTTCGTGCCTTTAAAATGGGTGTATTCATAAACCCGATAAAGTTAGCATCTATCAATGTATTCCATTCACTATGAAACAAATTAATAATTAATCCTTTAATGTGAGAACCATCTACATCAGCATCTGTCAATATAAGAACTTTCCCATATCTCAGTTGACTATTGATGACTTCCTCTGTATATGTTTTGTTATTTTCCAAACCAATAATTTTCTTAATTTCACAAATTTCTTTATTCTCGGAAATTTTTGTAATATTTTCACCACGAACATTCAACAACTTACCTTTTAATGGATAAACTCCAATCACATTCTTATCTTCACTCGACAAACCTGATATAACACCAGCTTTTGCCGAATCTCCCTCACACAATATCAACGTACATTTATGTGATTGAGCCGTTCCAGCTAAATTCGCATCAACTAATTTTGGAATTCCACGAATATGTTTTGTTTTACTACCATCACTTTTCTTCGCATTCTTAGCTTCTTTCAAATCATTAACGGCACAAGCGTGTTCCACCACTCCTAACTTTATTATTTTATCAATAAATTTATCTGTAATATGACACAAAGAACCAAATTTAGACATTGCCGAATTCATTGAATCTTTCGTTTGACTATCAAACGAAGGGTTTTCAATATCACATCGGACAAACAAATGTAATTGTTCTTTAATTGTAGCCATTTGAACCTTTATCTTTTTCTTTTTTTCAATATATTCAACCAATCTACGTGAGATAGATGATAAAATATAATCAACGTGCCGACCCCCTTTACTCGTATGAATTCCGTTAACAAAACTAACTTGTTGAAATTCTCCTGTTGTGCTTAATGCTACTCCAACTTCCCATCTCTCACCAAATTCTTCATAAACAACCCCTACTTTTTCATCACCACCAAAATAATATTGTATGTATTGTAAAAACGATTTTACGGGTAATAAAGAACGATTAAATTTCACTTTAACATTCTTTTTTGTTACAGCCGCAATATCATATACACGTTTTTGAAATAAACTCATCATATCAGCAGTTAATCCAGACAAACCCAATCTTTCATAATCAGGTTTGAATGTTATTTTAGTATATGGTTTTGTTTTACACGCAACTATCTTAGGAGTTCCTTTAACTTCCAAATTATTTTCAAATGTTTGGGTATATTTTAATTTACGAACATGATCCACAGTTTCAATTTCACCAAATACAGACCAAATAAAGATTAATTTAATACCCAAACCATTCACACCACCTACAATCTTTTTTTCATTCTTGTCATAATTTGTTGATGTTCTTAAATGTCCGAATATCATTTCAGGAATCCAAATATCATGTTCGGGATGTTTTACAATATCAATACCATTTCCATCATTCATCATAACAATAGTTCCATCTTCTTTTACTTCCACCTCAATATTTGTAACAGGATACATTTTTACCTCTTCTTCACTTTCTTTTGTTTCACCACCTCCAACAGATGAAGAAGAAGCGTTGGCAATTAATTGTTCCATACGGACAGAATGATCGCGACAATTAATAATAGCTTCATCAAATAATTTATACAAAGCAGGAACCATATCTATTTTTTTCTCAACAATTTTTTTAGTCTCGTCATCAAATACATACATTTCTACATCAATACTTTGAGTTGAACCGATATACATATTTGGATTATCCAAAATATGTTGTTTATCAGTTTTCATCTGGTATTTTGTGGAAATTTCGCTTTCGTTTGACATTATTTAATTCAATTGAACTTATATTTACATTTATTTATTAGTGATATTTGTAATCATTTTTTTTTTATAATTAATATAGTATAATGCCTAAAACTTTCCGAAACAAATCTCATAAACGCAGACGACATACTAAGAAATGTAAATTTCAAGCAACCACTCAAGCTTTAATGAAATGGTATGTTAGTCTTTATGAAAAATTGGGATGGATGGTTTTAGCCAAACAAAAGGGTTTGAAATTTAAACTTGAATATTATAAAAAATCAATACAATTGTTAAAAGATGAATTAATTTGTAAAATAAATAGCGTTCAAGATTATGATAAAAGAAATGATTTGCGTATTATCTTGGATAATGTAATTATCTTAGAAAGACACGTTCAAAAAGATTTTCGTTAAAAAAATAATCATATATCATATATTTTTGTAATCGTATAGTTATAATACACATTACTTTTATAAGGAGGACTTTTATCACTACAATATAGATTGCTGCCATAGAAATATAATCTTGATAATTCTCGGTTATCAAATTTCCAATATGTTGTAAAATTCCCAATAACTGAGTGGTTATCTTTATAAAATGTCGTTGAATTTAGTATTGTATAAGCATTTAAACTTTTAGGATCGCGGTCATAAATAGTATAGTAAGGTATTGTCGCGTCATCGCCAGTCACGATATATGTGCCTTCAGGTGAATCTGGATTTATATTATTATTATCAGATAAATAAAATATCCACCCAGATGTTGTAAGTATATCATCTGGTTTAATGTTAAAATTAATATTGATATTATATATTCCTGTCCCTCTTTCACGTAAATCTATTTCAATTATAGGAGCAACCGTTGGTCGTTGGGAAATATCCAAAGTAATAATTCCCTGACTATAATTTACCGAAGGAACTCCTAACTGATAAGATTGCGATAGTTTAAATGTTGTTGATTCCACTGTATTTGCCACGATAGAACCGTCATTATAATTTAATGATATTACACTAGTTGAGTTACTTATAGATGTATTAACTATATTGAGATCGTTGTCATTTATTACTACACCAAGACCATTTGATAAATGTATTGTTGGACCAGATGGTTGATTATCTATATTTACCATATTTGTATTGACTGTATAAGCAGATATACTTCCAGAATCTAGAGTAGGATCTATTTTAATAGAAGCACTTGAAATATTACCTATAGATGACGCAGGAAAGTATGCCGCATCCGCATATAATATATTATTAATTAAACCAGGTCCAGTTGGACCTGTATATCCTGTATATCCTCTCGCACCTGTATAACCTGTGTTACCAGTTGGTCCAGTGTAACCAGTGTAACCAGTGTAACCAGTGTAACCAGTGTCACCCGTTGGTCCTGTAGGACCATTATTAAGTAAATTTACAGTATATATTTTATCGGGGTTATTTGATGATGAAAAAATCGCATTCAATTGTATATCGTTAGGATCAAATAAAGTGCCGCTTAAATTTGGTTGTATTGTTGTCATAAATGAAGTTGATAAATCGGGTATTCTAGATGAATAAACTGGAATTGTCGGATCTGTTGGGTCTGATAGATCTGTAAGTAATGATATTTCTGAAAAAGAGCTTAGTAATACGGGCGGTCTAACTATAGTTGTAAATGAAATTAATTTATTACAAATAACGTCCCCTGTCGCATAAATATTTCCATCTACATAAAGATAATTGCCTGTATTGGGATCAACTATATTTCCAAGGGGTCCAGTCATTCCTGTAGGAAACCATAAAACATTATTATTTATGTAACCACTATCCAATGTTGGATCATAAAAAATTACATTTCCTCCTGTTGTTAATCCTTGTGGATCTGATAAAATAGATACCGAACCAGTATAACCAGTATAACCTGTATAACCTGTATAACTATTATTTGGAAGATGAAGTAAATCAAATGTATATGTTGCTGGTGGATATGAATTTGTAGCGTAAGTAACGTTTAATTGTAAATTTTCAGGAGTTGGAATAGGACCGCCTAAACCTGGTGCTATTGTTGCTGTAATAGCCGAGACCCCACCTATGGGCGGGTTAAGATCATATACATAAACACCTTTGTTTGAAATAATATCTCCTGTTGAATAAATATTTCCATTAGCATAAAGATAATTTCCAGTATTTCCTGTAGCATAATTTATAAGCTTCCCTAAAGGTCCTGTTGTGCCCGTTGGAAACCACATGATATTATCATTTATATATGCTTCGCTCAATGACGTATCATATATTAATATATTTCCTCCTGTTGTTAACCCATGTGGATCTGATAAAATAGATACCGAACCAGTTGGTCCAGTGTAACCTGTGTATCCAGTATAACCCGTATCTCCAGTATAACCTGTATAACCCGTGTCACCAGTTGGTCCTATATCTCCAGTATAACCTGTATAACCAGTGTCACCAGTTGGTCCTATATCTCCAGTATAACCTGTATAACCCGTGTCACCTGTGGGACCTATGTATCCCGTATAACCTGTATATCCAGTAGATGAAGCTAAACCATTTTCTACAAATAAATATCTAAAATATCCAGTGTTTCCACTAAGAGTATTTGTATAAATATCGCCGCCTGTTAAAGTATTGGTTGATACGTAATTAAATGTTGCGTTGCCTCCTGTAAAAGTAGCGGATCTAATAATACCACCTGCTGAAATATCAACACTTGCTGTCAATGAACCGCCAGCATAAATATCTGTCTGTGTAGCAATTCCACCACTTATAATTGTTGGAACATTATCGGGAGTTCCAATTGTAAGAGATGCTGATGTAATATTACTATTAAGACTTTTCATTAAAATATCACCTATCCCTGTAATATCTCCAACTCCACCATCTAATTCAATATTGTTACCATATAAACTCAATGTACCGTTACTAGTATTAATATAAGATTGTTTACTGGGAATGGTATTTAATGTTTCTTCTATTACTATAATAGGACTGCTACTACTGCTAACTGGTACGATTAGATTTGTTCGCAAAACAGTATTACAAATAACATTACCACCTGATAAAGTATTGACGGCTACATAATTAAAATTCGCATTAGTTCCAGTGACTGTATTAACACCTAAATACGTAAAACTTCCTGAATTTCCTGTAATCGTATTTGTATAAATATCACCACCAGTTAAAGTATTCACTGCTAAATAATTAAAACTCGCCGTGCTTCCATTTATTACGTTAAAATTCAAATAATCAAAACTTCCTGAACTTCCAGTAATTGTGTTTGTATAAATATCACCACCTGTTAAAGTATTGCTTGATAAGTAAACAAAACTTCCCGTGCTCCCTGTAATCGTATTTGTGTAAATATCACCTCCAGTTAAAGTATTGCTTGATAAGTAAACAAAACTTCCTGAAGTTCCAGTAATTGTATTTGTATAAATATCACCACCTGTTAAAGTATTGACTGATAAATAATCAAAACTTCCCGAACTTCCAGTAATCGTGTTTGTGTAAATATCACCACCAGTTAAAGTATTGACTAATAAATAATCAAAACTTCCCGTGCTCCCTGTAATCGTGTTTGTGTAAATATCACCACCAGTTAAAGTATTGACTGATAAATAATCAAAACTTGCGGTATTTCCTGTTATTATGCTAAAATCCAAATAATCAAAACTTGCTGTGCTTCCACTAATCGTGTTTGTGTAAATATCACCACCTGTTAAAGTAATGGTTGATAAGTAATCAAAACTTCCCGAACTTCCAGTAATTGTGTTTGTATAAATATCACCACCTGTTAAAGTATTCACTAAGAAATAGTCAAAACTCCCTGAACTTCCAGTAATTGTGTTTGTATAAATATCACCACCTGTTAAAGTATTGGTTGATACGTAAACAAAACTTCCCGAACTTCCAGTAATTGTGTTTGTATAAATATCGCCACCAGTTACATATTCAAAACTTGCGGTTATTCCAGTAATTGTGTTTGTGTAAATATCACCTCCTGTTAAAGTATTGACTGATAAATAATTGAAACTTGCGGTATTTCCAATGATATTGTTAAAATTCAAATAATCAAAATTTGCTGTGCTTCCTGTAATTGTATTCGTGTAAATATCACCACTTGTTACATATTCAAAACTTCCCGTGATTCCACTGATATTACCTCCTGTTAAATATTCAAAACTCCCTGAACTTCCAGTAATTGCGTTTGTATAAATATCAACACTTGTTAAAGTATTCACTAAGAAATAATCAAAACTTCCTGAACTTCCTGTAATTGTATTTATGTAAATATCACCACCAGTTACATATTCAAAACTTGCTGTGCTTCCAGTAATCGTGTTTGTATAAATATCACCACCCGTTAAAGTATTGACTGATAAATAATTGAAACTTCCTGAACTTCCAGTAATTGTTTTACAGTATATATCATTTGTTATCAATGAATTAAAAGATAGGTATTTAAAACTTGCTGTGCTTCCTGTAATCGTATTTGTGTAAATATCACCACCCGTTAAAGTATTGACTGATAAATATTCAAAACTTCCTGAACTTCCAGTAATCGTTTTACAGTATATATCATTTGTTATTAATGAACTAAAAGATAAGTATTCAAAACTTGCGGTGCTTCCAGTGATAGTATTTGTATAAATATCACCACTTGTTAAATATTCAAAACTTGCGGTTATTCCACTAATATCACCACTTGTTACATATTCAAAACTTCCAGTGCTTCCAGTAATCGTTTTACAGTATATATCATTTGTTATCAATGAATTAAAAGATAAATATTCAAAAGTTGCGGTGCTTCCAATGATATTATTTGTATAAATATCACCACCTGTTAAATATTCAAAGGTTGCGGTGCTTCCAATGATATTATTTGTATAAATATCACCACCAGATAAATAATGAAAATAACCTGTGCCTCCTGAAACATAATCACTTACAATTGTCCCTGAGCTTGAATATAATGAAATATTTTTTGTTCCATCAAAATTTTGTATTGATACCACTCCATTGGTTGGGAGATTACTATCTAATCCAATATAAGCATATGATTGATTTAAAGTATTGGTCGCAACTGACAAACCACTTTCATTTAATGTGACTACCGAAACATCATTATTGGCAATGGCTATTTGGTTATCGTTCGCATCTATGCTAATACTATTTTTTGAGAATGGGAATGTAGTGTTCTGATAAGTTGTTGTTATAATTGAATTTAATCCATCTAATTCAATTGTTTTTTCTTGTAAAGCGGATGATATGGGAAATGAATAAATGCTAATATTTCCACCAGAGCTTGATGTAGTATCTAAAATAATCTGTGAATTTGCTGTTTTCCCTTGACTTCCTGAAGGATTTACATATATATTTCTAGCAAATAAATCACCATTGTTATCTAAACCTATACCAGGTTCGCCAGTGGGTCCAGTAGGTCCCGTAGTTCCAGTATAACCAGTATATCCCGTATAACCTGTAGCACCAGTCTCTCTGGCAATACCATCTGTTCCTTGAGGACCTGTAGGGCCAGTATATGAACCATTTACTGTAATAACGGGGAGGGGACATGTTGGTGATGAAGAATATCTTACGTTATACATAGTTTAGTATAACATAAAATAATGACTAATATAACTTTTATGGGGAATTATTTATAAAATTTTATGATAATGGTTTTAGATATAAAGATAGAGAATTGTTATTAGTGGAACCTGGAGAAAACCCATATCCCTGAGTAGTGAGATAATAATTGAAAGTCCAATTGCTATTGTTGAGTAATTGAGTACATAGAATTATATGTAGATAAGGGTAATCAGGAGTTATTGTTATCAATCCATTTATTGGAAAGAAAACTTCATAATTTGTTGCGGATGGAGTGGAAACAACGGGTATTTTAAAATTTGATGAGGATAAACATATACCGTTACCGCTATATTGGTCAGCTTTCCAGAGAATTGAACTATATGTTGCGTTATTATTAGCCACAATCATTAATGATAAATAATTATCAAAGGCATTGCTTGGAGTAGCGTTAAAATTAAAGCATAATGCTCCTACGGGAACATAATTACTACTTAATAAATTTGTAAGTGAATATACTCCAGGTGATAATGAACCAAAGCTGTTTATTAAATCAACTGTATATGGGAATCGGCCACTAAAAGTTTGGCTAGGTATACTAGCCAAGTTCAGAGTTCCACCATTATAAATAGCAGTATTAGGATATGATATAAACCCGTTGGAACCATCTAATTTAATAGTATTTACAGCACTACTATTATTTACTTGGATATATCCAAAACTCGCGGTGCTTCCAGTTAAATAATTGAAACTCGCGGTGCCTCCATTGATGTAATTAAAACTCGCCGTTCCTCCAGTAATATAATCAAAACTTGCTGTTCCTCCATTGATGTAATTGAAACTCGCTGTTCCTCCTGTAATTGTATTACACGTAATAGCACCAACAGAACCATCTAATTCAATTGATTTAGTAAAATCTGACTTATATAGTGATATATCGCCGTAACCATTACCACCATTTATATAAATAACTGGTTTACTAGTTGAACCAGTATCACGGGATATCGCAATATCAGCGGATGATATATTATTTTTATTTCTGATATCAGCATAATCAGAAACTGTAATTACTCCATTACCATTTAATATTATTGGTTTGCTATTAATCCCATCTATAGTTCCGACAGATAATACAGCATATTCATCACTTTCAACATAAAAATTCAGCACTTCTTTACCTTGGGTATTATATGAAGTCATACTAGAAGCATCGCCATTAAAAATTAATCCTTTATTTCCAGACAATTTATTTAACGATAAATAATTAAAACTTCCAGAACTTCCAGTGATTGTGTTTGTATAAATATTTCCTGCTGTCAATGTATCAACTGATAAGTAATCAAAATTTCCTGAACCTCCATTGAAATTGTTAAAGTTAAGATAATCAAAACTTGCGGTGCTTCCTGTTACATATCCGAAACTTGCGGTTCCTCCAGATAATTTTCCTGGAATAGTAACTGTTTCTGTGGAAGTTCCTAAGACTACTTGATTTGATGCTGATATTGTAGCACCATAACCTAATGCGGTTGAGTTATTATAATTAGCAGATTCAATATCAAACGTGGTGTTTGATCCAATCAATGTATTTTGATGTCCTTGACCTAAATTTCTACCCGAATCTTGTCCTATATAAGTATTTTGATATCCACCAGTCATTGAATATCCTGCTTCGTGTCCAATCAATGTATTTTGATATCCCGATTTTACATTAAATCCAGCTGAAGAACCTATAGCTACGTTATAATTATTGGTAGCATTACCCAAAGTATAATAACCAACTCCAACATTGTCCTGTCCCGAAGTGATACTGGAACAGCTATACATTCCAAATGCCATATTTTGTGTTCCACTAGTTAAACTACTTAACGCATATGATCCCATACCAACATTTCTAGTAGCTCCGTTTATAGTGGAAGTTGTTGAGTTATTAAACAAATAATTATTGTCGGAGTTTTGACTTATAATCGGATATGCTGAACTAAATAGCATTGAACCAGTTTGAAATGTCATTAATTTTCCATTATATGGTGTTAAATAATTGAAACTCGCAGTGCTTCCAGAAAATGTATTCGCGCTAATTTCACCTATATTTCCATCCATAGTTATATTTTTTGTGTTACTACCATTTCCCATTGTCAATAAAGAATAATCATTAATGCCGTTATTTTCACTAGTTAAATTAAATATTGTTTCGGTTGTATTGCCATCAACACTATCATACATTTGAATAAAACTACCTGATACTCCACCCGTTCCGTATATGTGAATAGTTGGAGCATAATCCAATCTTAAAAGTGGATTCAATGGTTCATATGGAAAATATAAATTATTTAATGCTAAATTTTCATAAATTGCGTTAGGTCCAGTTGGTCCAGTATCTCCCGTGTAACCTGTATAACCAGTATCTCCAGTATCTCCAATAGGTCCAATATCACCAGTATAACCCGTGTAACCAGTGGGTCCAGTATCTCCAATAGGTCCAATATCACCAGTATAACCAGTATAACCAGTGGGTCCAGTATCTCCAATAGGTCCAATATCACCAGTATAACCAGTATAACCAGTGTCACCAGTAGGCCCAATATAACCTGTGTAACCAGTGTCACCAGTAGGACCTATTTCTCCAGTGTAACCCGTGTCACCCGTAGGCCCAATATAACCTGTGTAACCAGTGTCACCAGTAGGACCTATTTCTCCAGTGTAACCCGTGTCACCTGTAGGCCCAATATAACCTGTGTAACCAGTGTCACCAGTAGGACCTATTTCTCCAGTGTAACCCGTGTCACCTGTAGACCCAATATAACCTGTGTAACCAGTGTCACCAGTAGGACCTATTTCTCCAGTGTAACCTGTGAAACCAGTGTAACCAGTATCTCCAGTAGCCCCAGTATTTCCTGTATCTCCCGTGTAACCAATATTACCAGTAGGACCTGTATATCCAGTGGGACCCGTAGCACCTGTATTTGTCGCAGTCCCATCAACTCCTTGAGGTCCTGTATAACCTATTGGACCAGTAGGACCTATGGGACCTGCTGGACCTGCTTGTGCGTTTACATTAATATTTGGAGTCGGGCAACTATTTACATAATTATTATTGGTAGAGTATATAACATTGCGACTGCTTTTCATAAATTATAGTTATAAAAAAGATATATACTTTATGTTAATTTTGTGACAATGAAAGATGGGATTGTATTTACTGATAATCCAGAACCAGTATTTGTAGTAATGCTAGGTGTTGTATTTTCTACAAATTGATAAACAAATGCGAATATCCTCCCGTTTATAGCGGAAGGAAATATAAAACGTCCAGATACCAATAACCCAGAACTTGAACCAGATGAATAATTGTATTGAATTGCTGAGCTAGATGATGTATAGGATGTTAAAGTCATTCTTGTAGGAGTTGTGCTTATTAATCTATATGGTTGTGTAGGTGTTGTATCTATATCATAACATCCTAAAACAAATTCTACAGTAGGTGGTGGGTCATTTGAATAAGAATTACTTTGTTGTATAGACATATTACATTGAATGTTATATGAACCATCGCTTCTTATAACAAATGGTGTAGGTCCGAGTGATCCTTCAATATAATCGTATATAATTCCATTTCTAGTTTCCGAATTTAGATACCCTATTATTGTATCTACGTCATAACCCGAAGAAGTTTCATATGTAATAGTATCTACTAGTTGATTCAATGGACTGTATGTAAATGTATCAAAAAAAGATGGAATACAATAACCCACATTCTTATTACTTGGAAGAGCTGTCGCACTACTACCAACTTCTAAATAACCCGTTAGTTTTATTGAACCGCGTCCAGTCGTATCTCCACCAATATCAACCATAACTCCATTTTTATTTGTCAATTTAAGAGAACTAGATTTCGTGTTATTATCATAACATTCAAGCTCACAACTATTTATTTTATTACCTACGGGATTAGTATATAATAGTGTTAATTTGGGTGTAGTGTTGGGAGAAATATTTGGATTGATAAAAATACCATTTCCATCAGTTGGGTCATTCGTACAAGTAAATTTACCACATATAATTTCTCCCGTTGTTTCTATATTATCATTGGGACCAATTCCACCTCCACCACTTCCACCATTTGATGTATTTACTGTAATAGATGGTGGGGGACATGTTGCTATACAACAAGGAGACGAATTTGTTACATCAGAATATGTATCATCCCATTTAAGGGAAGGGTCATTTACTTGTGCGGTAAGTATTGCGGCTCTTCTATTTTTATTTCGTATAGATAATGGCATAGATGACAAAGGGTCATTTATAGTTGGGTTTAAATTTACAAAAATAGATGGAGAGGCACATACTTGAACGGGAATATATTTACTAGAATATGTTTCATTCCAAATAAGATTAGGTGATTCGGAAGCCATTTTTGTATTGTAAAAAGATATTATTTACTTATATTATAGCTAAATTAATTCATTAATTAAATCCTGGTAATTTAATTTATAAATTCTATCATCTTTTAACTTTGGAAAACAAGTTATTATTTTTCTTTGTTTGGTTTCTCTAAATCTAACACTTGACGGATAATCGTTTGATAATGTTAATAAAATATATTTTGATGGAATATATGTAAAAGTCCAATCATCTTGGGTCCATCTTTCTCTACAAGTAGTCTTACAGCTCAAAACTTTATATTCTGATATTGATTTACCTACTTCAATATTAGTTCCAACCACAAAATCAATAATATGATAACATCTATTTTTTTTTTCATTAAATCCAACAATTATTCCATCTTTACCAATAGTAACTTGTTGTTTAAATGGAATATTATATTTTGTTAATTCTAAAACAACGATATGATTTTCTAAAAAATCACCATTTCCCTGTATATTACGTTGATGTATCGATATAGACTTATTATATAACTCTATCAGTAATTCATCTTGTAGTGGATAAATTAGTTGTAATTCTTCAATAATTTTTTTAACTTTTATTTGTTTATTTTCTTCAATTTTTTGAATTACATATGTGTTGTTAAATTCTTCTTCTGTTATTAAATCATTCTTATCTGTTTCTACAATTGAGATAGAAGAAACAACATCATTGCTTGTTTCGGGATTAAATTCCATTTATCTATATTGTTTTATGGTAAATGTTTTATTTATAAAAAATATTTCATTTTTATAAATAATTAAATAACTTTTTTATACTTGGAACCATCCGTAATAATCCCAATCATCACCTTCACTATTTAGTGATGACAAATAATTAGGCATACATACAAATGTAGCACTTGGTAAATACGTTAATCCAGAACCGTAATATTGTTGCCATAATCCATATGATAAACCTGTGATACTTTGGTTTTGCGGTCTTCCGCTGTTACAATATCCTATATTCGGATCATAAGCCGTTTCAATCGGATTATAATTGTTAAATCTAGCATAAATAGGAGCATACAATAAACCACCTCCCGATGAAGAACCATTTGATGGCGTTAAAAGATTTACACCCCCCGAAGTTCCTCCATAAATTAATATAGTAAATTTACAGCCAATGTGTTCCGAGTCTGCTATTGGAAAATTTATATTTACATTACCACCTGATGTATTTTTTAAATAATATATTTCATATGTTGGATAATTAATATTATACGGCGTTGTTGTTATCTCAACAAATGTATTGAAATTTGTTGTATTTACTGGTGGATTACCGACAGCTAATGGAATTGATGTTATATTTTCTGAAATTGATAAATAATTAAAACTCGCAGTGCTCCCAGTTAAATAATTGAAACTCGCAGTGCTTCCTGATACATAATTGAAACTTGCTGTTCCTCCTGATACATAATTGAAACTTGCGTTGTTTCCTGTTAACCCACCTGGAATAGTAACTGTTTCTGTGGAACTTCCCAATACAATTTGATTTGATGCTGTTATTATAGCACTATATCCTATAGCGGTCGAAAGATCATATTGAGTCCCTAAAACAGCAACATCAGAAGAATTACCAATAAATGTATTTTGTGAACCTTTTCTAAGATTACCACCTGCATTATTTCCAATAAATACATTAGCACTACCTCCACCGTTACTTGTTCCCAAATTTTTTCCACTGCTATTTCCTATAGCAATATTAGAACCACTATAAATACCATTAATGTTAGTTAAAGAATTAAGTCCAATACATATAACGTCTGCTGATGTATCTACTTTAGTACAGCTACCGCTTCCTATTACCGAATTATTATTACCACTTGTTATATTTATTAATGACCCATTTCCTATACACACATTATTAGTCCCCGATGATAACGTTTTGGATGTTACACTATTAACAATAAAGTTCGTATTATTGCTACTAATTGGGTATGCTGAATTAAATAGAATTGAACCAGTTGAAAATGTCATTATATTCCCGTTAGCTGGTGTTAAATAATCAAAACTTGCTGTGTTTCCCGTTAAGTATTCAAAAGTTGCCGTTCCTCCAATGATCGTATCACAAACAATATCTGTAAATGTAATGTTATTTACCGACAAATATTCAAAACTCGCTGTTCCTCCAGTAATATATTCAAAACTTGCGGTTCCTCCAACAATCGTATCACAAACAATATCTGTAAATGTAATGTTATTCGCAGATAAGTAATTGAAACTCGCTGTTCCTCCTGTTAAGTATTCAAAACTTGCCGTTCCTCCTGTTAAGTATTCAAAAGTTGCTGTTCCTCCAATGATTGTATCACAAACAATATCAGAAAATGTAATGTTATTCGCAGATAAGTAATTGAAACTCGCTGTTCCTCCTGTTAAGTATTCAAAACTTGCCGTTCCTCCTGTTAAGTATTCAAAAGTCGCCGTTCCTCCAACAATCGTATCACAAACAATATCTGTAAATGTAATGTTATTCGCAGATAAGTAATTGAAACTTGCTGTTCCTCCTGTTAGATATTCAAAAGTTGCCGTTCCTCCAACAATCGTATCACAAACAATATCTGTAAATGTAATGTTATTCGCAGACAAATACTCAAAACTTGCTGTGCTTCCGTTGATGTAATCAAAACTTGATGTGCCTCCTGTTAAGTATTCAAAACTTGCTGTTCCTCCAGTAATATATTCAAAACTTGCTGTTCCTCCAGTTAATTTTCCTGGAATAGTAACTGTTTCTGTGGAAGTTCCTAAAACTACTTGATTTGATGCTGTTATTTGGGAATTGTATCCTATTGCGGTTGAATTATTAAATGTAGAGGTTATAGGATTAAAATCTACATTATACCCGATCATTGTATTATTATTTCCACCTTTTGCGTTATAACCAGCATAACGACCAATGAATGTATTCCCATCTGCTGTTAACAAATTAACTCCAGCCTCACTACCTATCGCAGTATTATTTGACGATGTTACCTTAGATAAAGTTCCATATCCGACCCCAACATTATTATTATCTATACTCACATCCTTACAACTGTTTGTACCAAACGCCATATTATTCTTACCAGTAGTTACATTATATAATGCGTTAGCTCCCATAGCTACATTACGCAGTCCTAGTCCTGATGTTAGAGAAGGTATTTGACGATTATTAAAAATGTAATTTTCATCCGAATTAACGCCAATAATTGGGTATGCCGAATTAAATAACATTGAACCAGTTTGGAATGTCATTACATTTCCATTAGCTGGTGTTAAGTAATTAAAACTTGCTGTTCCTCCAGTTAAGTATTCAAAACTCGCTGTTCCTCCTACTAAGTATTCAAAACTTGCTGTTCCTCCAGTTAGGTATTCAAAAGTTGATGTTCCTCCAACAATCGTATTACAAACAATATCTGTAAATGTTATGTTATTAATAGTCAAGTAATCAAAACTAGCTGTGCCTCCTGTTAAGTATTCAAAACTCGCTGTTCCTCCTGTTAAGTATTCAAAACTTGCTGTTCCTCCAGTTAGGTATTCAAAAGTTGCTGTTCCTCCAATGATTGTATCACAAACAATATCAGAAAATGTAATGTTATTCGCAGATAAGTAATTGAAACTTGCTGTTCCTCCCGTTAAGTATTCAAAACTTGCGGTTCCTCCAGTTAGGTATTCAAAAGTCGCCGTTCCTCCAATGATCGTATCACAAACAATATCTGTAAATGTAATGTTATTCGCAGATAAGTAATTGAAACTCGCTGTTCCTCCAGTTAGGTATTCAAAAGTTGCCGTTCCTCCAATGATCGTATCACAAACAATATCTGTAAAAGTTAGGTTATTAATTGTTAAGTAATCAAACGTTGCTGTTCCTCCATTTATATATTCAAAACTCGCTGTTCCTCCCGTTAAGTATTCAAAAGTCCCTGTATCAGCTTGAATAGAAGCAACTCTTAAATTATCTGTCGGTCCAACTCCTGGACCTTGGGCACCTGTCGGACCTGTATATCCAGTCATTCCAGTGTCTCCTGTAAATCCTCTCTCCCCAGTGTCTCCTGCTGGACCAACCCCACCTTGAGCACCTGTAGGTCCAGTCACTCCAGGTGGTCCTGTGCTCCCTACTGTAACAATGTTAATATTAGGCGATTGACAAGCTATAGTGTCAGGACATATATATGGATTTGTTATACAAGTGCGGTATCTTTGACTCATTTATATCTAGCTGATAAAATAAAAATGAACTAAATCTTTAATAATAAATATGTTCTAAAGTAAAAATGACACAATATATTTTCATTCTCTATAACATAACTTTGGCGTTTCTATCGTTCTCAAAAAAAGTTACGATAATACCAAGTATAAAAAAGAATGAAAATATAACACAATATAAAAGTATTGAATTTTATCAACCAGTTATTTATATAAACGACCAACAAAATATTTTCATTTTATAAAATAATTCGTATGGGTATAATCAAGAATTTGTTCTAAGATATCATCGGATAACAATGGGAAATAATTACCATATAAATGTAACATAAAATTTCTGAACGTTCTTTTTGCTTCCAATAATAATTTTCTTAGTTTATCTACATTACCCTTCTTAGAAAGTTCTTTGTGATAAAGAGCAAATGAACTTTTATCATACATACCTTCCGCCGTTATTAGTTGTATTCCATACATACAATCAATATGTTCGGATATACAATCTTTATCTGAAAATTTTTTTATAAATTGAATTGTTCTATCTTCTATAAAGAATTGAAGTGCTGAAAATAATTTCTCTAACGAATTATGCGAATTCGTGTATTTATCGCACCACAATGATGTGATTTTTTTATAATCATTATCTATAAACGCAATTTCTATACATTGTTCGTGATATGATTGTTTTATAAAATTATCCCGTTGAATTTTTAATCTTTGTATTGACTGTATGACATAACGTTTTTTATTCACCGTTTTTTTCAATTTAGCATCTACCAATGTAGTAAATACCCTAAATCTATGTATTGGTTTTAAATCTTCAAATGTATCCAAGTAATCTGAAATAATAGTTTCTTTTTTAATTATAATTTCGTTAAGTTCGTCTATCAATTGCGTTTTATCTTCTATTTTTTTATTTAACGAGTTCACTGTTGTTTCTCGTAATTTCAGTATCTGTTCCAATCTCTTCTCCTCGTAACTCATCATTGTTGTCATATTCATCATTATTGGAACTTTTATCGGCAACAATTCTCGTATCATTTTTTTTAATATAATCTAATCTTTTTAAAAAAATAAATTTATAAAAATGTAATAATCTTTCCATTTCTCTTAAATAAAATCGTTGATTTTGTTCTCCTTCTATTATATGTATAGGATGATACAATGTTTTCCGAATATTACTTCCATTCTTTAATAATAAACGTTTATCAAATGTATTGAATGAGTGAGAAAATAC